GGCAGCACTTGAATATCAAAATCTAGCAAATATGTAATGGAGGTAATGAAAATGACATTCGAACAAATTAAGAAAAACTTTGACCGTAAACTATGGAACAAGGAAATGGTTAAACTAGCCGTTGTAAAAGGTGTTATTACAGCAGAGGAATATAAAAAAATTACTGGTGAGGACTATTAAGTAGTCCTCTTTTTTATGAGGTGAGAATGTGGCAGATAAATTGATTGAATACCAAGATTATCAAGGCAATATTATTTATTTTCATTCAAAGGCGGATATTATCCAGTACACCAACTCTACTTTCACAAATGTGAGTACAGTCAAAGGTGCATTGGATTATATATCAAATAACTTCGCTACGAAGGTAGGCAAGGGGGTGGAAAAAGGAACTGGCGATAACTCTGTTGTTAGTGTCAATGCAGAAGCACCTAATATAGCTACAAAAAATGGCATTGCTTTAGGTACTGGATTGAAGGCAGGCAATTATAATGTGGTTATTGGAAAGTTGAATTCTTCATTGGTTGGCAGCGAATTAAATGCCCAGCATGGTGATGCTTTTGCTGTAGGCAATGGCACTAGTAATACAAACAGATCGAATGCTTTTCGTGTTTCTATGTCTGGAAATGTATATAGTGGTGGTGTCTATAATACGGGCGGTGCTGACTTTGCAGAAATGTATGAGTGGCTAGATGGAAACCCCAATAATGAAGAAAGGAGAGGAAGATTTGTCACATTAGATGGGGATAAATTGAGATTTGCTACTGAGAATGACCAGATTATTGGGATTACTTCTGCAGCTCCATGTATTGTAGGCAATAATCATGAGGATTGGCATGAACGCTATGTTACAGATGTTTTTGGCGGTATCGTTTATGAGAAAGTGAATATCACGACAGAAGATGGGGAACTCATTGAAACGTATCGAAAAAAGGTGAATCCAGACTATGACCCTGCACGAGCATACATACTACGTTCGGAGCGTAAAGAATGGGCATATGTTGGACAGTTAGGTCAGATTGTTGTCTGTGATGATGGAACTTGCGAAGTAAATGGATATTGTCATGTTGCAGGGGATGGATATGCAAAAGCCAGTGAAAAAGGGTGGCGAGTATTGAAACGGATTGATGGAAGTCATGTGTTGATGCTGTTCTATTTGAAATAGACGGCTTTTTTTATGGAAGGAAATATTATTATGTTTTACTATGCTGAATTAAATACAGTTACGAGAATCGTTGTTCAAGTATTTCAAACGGAGAACGCCATTTTCCATGCAGATTATGTCGAGTTGGAATCATTAGACACGTCTTTGGTGGGCAAGAAATATGATGATGAGACAGGAAGCTTTGTAGACCCTCAACCGCAAGATATAAAAGCACATACTACTGATGAGATAGCCTATAAAACACAAAATAAATGGTTGTCTACAAAACTAGATGAAATGGATGCAGCCATTGCCAGCTCAGGAGGTGGCGGTGGCTCTTCTGTTTTTGAAATAGCAGATGGCACAGATTCTTATAAGCTGAAAATCACAGATTCCACTCTTGCCAATACAGCAGATGGAACTTATGCCTTTGCAATGGGTGTTTGCAATACAGCTTATTCTTTTAATACGGTTCTTGGGAAATTTGCTAAAGATGACATTGTAAGAGGTTATCAATCTAATATGTCTGGTGATTCTTTTGTGATTGGAAATGGGACAAAGTCTGTCACATCTGGGGTAACAACAAAAAGCAATGGATTTAGAGTAACACAGGAAGGGAAGGTATATGGTGCAGGGGAATATAATTCCTCTGGTGCTGATTATGCAGAATGCTTTGAATGGTATGATGGAAACCCAAATAATGAAGAACGATTAGGGAAGTTTGTTACGCTTGATGGGAATAAAATTAAGATTGCGAATGCGATTGATTATGTTTTAGGCGTTGTAACGGCTCATTCTAGCGTGATAGGAAACAATCCTATAGATTGGTCTGGTAGATTTCAAAAGGATATATTTGGGCGTGTACAGCTTGATTCAGAGGGCATCCCGCTTACTGTGTCTAATTATGATGAAACGCAAGCCTACATAGAAAGAACCAAGCGTAAAGAGTGGGCGACTGTTGGATTATTAGGGCAATTGGTTGTTGAAGATGATGGAACATGTGATGTAAATAGTTATTGCAACGTATTAGCAGGGATTGCGACTCATACTTCTGCTAATTATGGAAGTTATAGAGTATTGAAAAGGTTAGATGATAACCATATTTTGATTTTGTTTAGATAATAGAAAGAAGGATTTTGTTAATGTTTATTTATGCTGTTTTGGATGAAAATAATATTGTTCTCCGCTTGGAGGAATGGGAAGAACCATCTACTCAATCAAACTATATTCAAGTAGAAACGTATGATACATCTTTGATTGGCAAATGGTATAACGCTGATACTCAAACATTCATAGACCCTCCTGCTCATATAGCAGCTGAAATGTCAACGGATGATATTTGCTATAAGCAACAAGATGTCTGGCTCAATGATGTATTGGATGGAAAAGCTGAAAGCGATCATACGCATACTGGCTATGTCACAACAGATGAGATGAATACAGCACTTGCAGGGAAAAGTGATACTACTCATACGCATACAGATTATGCTCCTTCTAACCATACTCATAGCATTTATATCACTGAGGAACAGTTAGAAAATGCCTTAGCAGGGAAAGAGGACTGTAGCCATACACATACAGAATTTGCCTTAGTAGACCATACGCACCCACAATATGCATTAGAAACAACTTTAGAAAGCTCATTGGAAAGCAAGGCAAATGTTACCCATACACATACCGGTTATGCCACCACTACAGCCGTGGCTTCTGCTCTATCAAAGAAAGCAGATTTAGAGCATACACATACTAGCTATGCTCCAACTACTCACGCTCATAGTGAATATGTGACAACTTCTGCAATGGAGACAGCTTTAGCAGGTAAGGCCGATGCTGTTCACCCTCATAATGGTTATGTCACAACCACTGATTTTAATACAGCATTGGCTGGAAAAGCAGACGGGACTCATACACATGCTGAATATGCTACTACAACAGCTATGAATACCGCATTAGAGGGTAAAGCTGATGCAGACCATACTCATGATGAATATGCTCCAACTACTCATACCCATAGCGATTATGTGTCAAGTGCTACACTAGCAACCGTTTTAGAGGATTATGCAGCCGCAAGTGATTTGGAAAGCAAAGCAGATGTAGACCATACGCATTCAGAATATGCCTCTGCTACTCATACACATTCTAACTATGCACCTTCTAATCATACACATACTGATTATGCTACTACAACGTCTATGAATACAGCTTTAGAAGGGAAAAGTGATAGCGATCATACGCATAGCAATTATGCATTGTCAACTCATAACCATGATGAGAATTATGCAGATATTGACCATACACATACTGGCTTTGCAAGCGTTTCTCATAATCATAATAATGACTATGCAACCATTGACCATGTGCATACAGCTTATGCTCCTGCAACTCATAATCATGATGAAGATTATTCGGCTATCAATCACACCCATACAGGCTTTGCTTCTACTTCACATAACCATGATACAAAGTATTCCGCTATTAATCATACCCACTCGGATTATGCAACCACTACAGCCATGAATACAGCTTTAAACGGTAAATCCAATACAAACCATACTCATAACACGTATGCCACCAATACAGCCATGAACTCGGCTTTAGAGAACAAGTCTGACGTTGGGCATGCTCATAGCCAATATGCCACCACAGCAGCCATGAATAACGCTTTGGAAACAAAGGCTAGTTATAATCATACACATGCTGATTATGCTACAACAACAGCTTTGACTACAGGTTTACTTGGCAAATCAGATACAGACCATGTTCATGAGGATTATGTCACAAATTCAGATTTTGAAGCAGCAATGAGCGCAAAGTCAAATACCAATCATACCCACTCAGATTATGCCACCACAACTGCCTTAACTAATGGTTTAAAAGAAAAAGCAAATACCAATCATACTCATAGCAGTTACGCAACCACAACTGCTTTGAATAACATTTGGAAAACCATCTATCCAGTAGGAAGCATTTATATGTCTGTCTCCTATACAAACCCTGGCACGCTATTTGGCGGCACATGGGAAGCATTTGGGCAAGGAAGGACACTTGTAGGTGTTAGCACTGGTGTACAAAGTCAAGCAACGGGCGGAAGCTCTACCGTTTCTATAGCTGCTCATACTCATACAACGCAAGCACATAAATTGACAGTTGATGAAATGCCTATACATGGACACTTTTTATTGAATTATAATGTAAATGGTACAGCAGGCTCTTATACCAATTCATCTGTTCAATCTAATATTAATAAAGGATTCGGCGGAAACGTCAAGACAGATAATGAAGGTGGTGGGAAAACTCATAGCCACGGAAATACTGGCTCTGCTGGCGGTCAATCTATTAGCGTTATGCAACCGTATATTACTTGTTATATGTGGAAAAGAAAAGCGTAGGAATGAAAAGAAGGGAAACGGTGAGAGTCCGTTTCCCTTTATTTTTTCTGGAGGTGAGCTATGGCCGTTAAACCAAAGAAACCCAAATTTCTAACGTGTGTTAGATGTAAAAGAGAATTTCATAGCTGTAATGTGAGGTATTGTGAAAGGTTTAACAGAAATATGTGTGGCTATTGTTGCATGAAGTGTCGGTTTGTCAGTAAAGAAGAAATCGGTTGGGGATGTGAATTTAAAAATAACAAGGAGTGATCGAAATGAAAAAAGTATTTTTAGGAGTCGGACATGGTGGAAATGATTCGGGCGCAGTAGGTTATGTAGTTGAAAAAGATGTGAATTTAGTAATGGCTAAGGCTTGCCGGGATTATTTGGAGTATAACGGTGTGCAGGTGTTAATGTCACGCACGAAAGATGAGAATGACCCGATTACTGATGAGATTAAAGAGTGCAATGCATTTAACCCAGATTTAGCTGTTGATATACATAACAATGCTGGCGGTGGAGATGGATTTGAAGCCTATTATTATTCAGGCGGTGGTACAAGTAAGACACTGGCTAAAAATATCGAGCAAGAAGTCATTGCCATTGGGCAGAATTCAAGAGGTTGTAAAACTAGATTAAATAGTGAAGGCAAAGATTATTACGGCTTTATTCGTCAAATAAAAGCACCTAGCGTGATTGTAGAGGGTGTGTTTGTAGATAATGCTACGGATGTGGAAATAGCTGATACTGAGGCCGAACAGAAAGTGTTTGGATATGCGTATGCGAGGGGTATTTTAAAGACTTTAGGAATGACAGCTAGAGATATTCCGACAGCTAATTCAGTCTCTAATAAGCTGTATAGCGTGCAGATTGGAGCATTTAAAAATAGAGAGAACGCTATCGCACTTAAAGTAAAGCTGATTAGTATGGGATTGACTGATGTTTTTATTAAAGAAGAATAAAAGCTACTAAAAGTAATGCTTATTGTTTGATTAATAATAACTTTTAAGTTATTATTAAAGAGTAGTAAAAATCAAACAAATAAAGGGGAACTAAAAAATGAACAAAGAAACAGCAAGAATGGCATTTGAACAAACATACGAACTAGAAAAGAAATATGCTGAACCGAATGGCATTACTAGAGAATATGACCGTGGGGTTATGAAAGGGATTGTAAAGATGGCTTTCTTATCCAGAATCATTACACAAGAAGAAATGAAAGCTTATCTAGAAGAAATAAAAGAAATTTATGCTCGAAATAAAAGCTGTCATTATCAAGAAGAAATGAAAAAAGCTGAATAGTAAAAATGAGCCACTCTTTTTTTAAGGAGTGGCTTTTACTTTGCGTGTAACTTTTATTTATTTCGCACAAAAAGTTACACTTTATGTGTTGACTTATTATAACTTTTAAGTTATAATTATAAATGTAGTAAGGAATACAACTTACAACCTAAATTTGAAAGGGGAACTAAAAAATGAACAACTTCAACGAGGATTTATACTGGGAGAACAAAAGAGAGGAAATGGAAAAAGACGAAGAGGTTGCAACATGTGATTGTTGCGGTGAAGAAATTAGAATGAGTGAAGCAAGTGAGGATGGTTACTACAGAATAGATGGAGCAGACATTCACAAAGAGTGCTTAGAAGAGTGGTTCACAGACTACTTAACATATTACAAAGGATAAACAAGAGGGAGCCAGCCGAAAGGTTGGTTCCCCTATAAAATAGAAATAGGATGGTGCAAAGAATGGTAAGTGAAAAAGTAATAGAGCAAATTAAAACCGTTCGTGATACGGGGCTTACAAATATGATGGATGTGAGAAGGGTTCAAAGGATTGCGAATGATTTAGGATTTTATGATTTAGTCATTTTGATTGAAGAAGAAAAAAGCAAATATGTAAACTTCATTATGCGTGGCAAATAATTATTGTAGTAAGAAATCAACCAAAAAAGGGGAACTTAAAATGTATTTAACAAGAGGAATTAATGAAAAAATTGCAAGCGATCTAGACTTTAGTAAATTTATAATAAACAGCATGAAACGTTTCAATAGCAGGGATTGGGGCGATTTATGTGAGGAAGATAAGGCAATGAATGATTATGCAATAAAATACCGAGAGGGGCGTATTGTGGCGAGATATAACCATATAAATGAAGTGGATAATATTTATATCATGGCTTCATATTATAATGGCAGCGTGCAAGTGGAAATTTTATTCTGCGATGAATATTGATTGAGTGAGCATACCGTAAATGGTATGCTTTTTTTATTTGGTTAAGCCTATTGACAATCCCATATGCTGCAAAATATTATAAATAAAAATTCAGAAAAATAAAGTCGAGGGAAAAATGATAGAATATATAACTGCAATTAATAGAAGAGTTTTGACAAAGATTATTGAAGAAAATAAGAGGGAACGGTTTCAGATCGTGACGGATATGTTAAATTGTATAGAGTCAGGATGCATCGGAGTTTATGAGTATGGCCGTTATATGTTGTCTGTAGAGCACGATAAAATTCAACTGGTTACGCCTGATAAAGTGTATGTTAAAATGTTGCTTGTTCACTGAATTTTAGGCATAACGTAGAAAACGGTCAAATTCTTTGGAAAAGCTAGAAAAACATGGTATGATATGTTCAACTTTAAATGTCGAAGGTGAGAACATGGTTATAGATATGTTAGAAAAATGTAAGGAACGAAGCCGAAAACTTGAAGAAGAGTTTTATACGCTATCTGCTTATAGTGATGATATTGAAGTATTAGAGAGATTAAGTGATGAAATGATTAATATGGAACTTATGAAAATCCGTATAGAAAAATATAGATTTGAGAAATTGCATGGAACGGAGCAAGTTATTTGAACCACTGAAATAAGTGGTTCTTTTTTTATGCGAATTTGCTCAAAATATTGACTTTCGATAACTTTTAAGTTATAATTAGAGATGTGTTCAGGGGAGGGCAAAAAATGCAGCAATTAGATTTAGCAGAAGTCCAAAAATTATGTAAAGAATCATCTGTGCAATGGACTGGTCATGTTTTTAAAAGGATGATGCAAAGAGGAATAAGCACCGCTGATATAGAACATGTTATATTAAATGGTGAAATTATTGAAAACTATCCTACATCATATCCGTATCCAAGTTGTTTGATTTTAGGATTAACCGTGAATAATAGAAATATACATGTTGTATGCGGAGTAGGCGAAAGTAAGCTTTGGATAGTAACAGCGTATGAGCCAGATGAAGAAAAATGGGAATCAGATTTTAAAACCAGAAAGGGAGCGATCTAAATGAGTTGTTTTATGTGTAAAGGTCAGCTTGAAAAGAAAGAAACCACTTTCATGGTAGAAATTGATGGGCGTATCGTTATCGTGAAAAATGTACCATCCCATGTCTGCCGTCAGTGTGGTGAGACTTCATATGATAATGAAGTAACCAAGCGATTAGAGGAAATTGTAAACCAAGCTAAGATGTTGAAAACAGAGGTTGCTATTGTAAATTTTAAGAGTGTTATGGTTGCGTGAGGTTAATATAATGCAACCATATCAAATCGTATCAGATATCACAGAATTACGACGAAGCAGGGGTATTTCACAGCATGAATTAGCTAATATAACAGGCATTAAGCAACCAGTTATTGCGAGGATGGAAAAAGGGACAACGAACCCACGATTAGATACAGTAATAAAGATAGTTGAAGCATTGGATTATGAATTAAAAATTGTACCTAAAAAGAATATTAAATAACCGCACGCAGTTTGTGTGGTTTTTTGAATTGAATACAGACTATGAAAAAGTGTTTTTAAAGACTATGAAAAAGTGGTTTTTAAGTATGAAAAAGTGTTTTTTTAATATGAAAAAGTGTTTTTAAAGACTATGAAAAAGTGGTTTTTAAGTATGAAAAAGTGTTTTTTTAATATGAAAAAGTGTTTTTAAAACCTCAATAATCCCCATCACTAAGCCATTCCCATTCCTCTAAAGTATTATAAAGTATTTAAAGTATGCTTATCTAAAGTAGTCCATTCCACCAACACACAAAAATGAAAGGATTTTTTTATGAATAAATCAATGTCTTTTAATAAAGATCATTATACAGTTATGGCTAATGATATTATTAAAGGAAAACAAATTTCCACATTACAGCAAGCTAGGTTTATTCGCCTAATGATTGCCCAGATTGTAAAACAGGATGCGGAATTAAAAACATTTACTTGCCGTATCCAAGACTTCGCAAAGTTTTTTGATATTGCTCCAACTAACCTATATAGTGAGGTTGAAATCCTATGTACGGAATTATTAAAGTGCCAAGTCCACATAGGAACTGGTAATCCTAAAAGACCGTGGAAGAAAATTAATTGGTTTGGCTGTGCTGAATACGATGGAGAAGGTGGTTTAACCTTATGCCTGGGAGAACAGATGAGGCCGTATGTATTAGAGTTGAATAAATGGTTTACGCAATACCAATTGAAAAGTATCATCGGCATGAAATCTGTTTATGGGATTCGATTGTATGAAATATTGAAGTGCGATGATAACAAATCGAGGGATACTAAAAATGTATTTACATATGAGATTCAAAAACTCAGAGAGATGCTAGGATGTGAAGATAAATTTAAACAAATCGGGCAATTCAAAGAAAGGGTGATTGAAAAAGCAATATCGGAGATAAATGATAATACAGATTTATTTGTTCTTCACGACTATATTAAGACTGGTAGGAAAGTAACAGCCGTTCAGTTTGAATTGCATCTCAATAGATTCATAAATAATAAAAAAGACACCTATTAAAGATGCCTCTATAATTACCTATTCATTTGTTTCTGCTATGTATGTTTTCTTTGCTCTGAAAAGGGTACGCTCGCTTATTCCGGTCATTTCACTTACTTGTTTAACTGAATGAGCATCCATTAGTTGTAAAGCTAATTTGATTTGTTCTCTACTAAACTTCTTAGGCCGACCCTCTTTAAAGTTTGGATTTAATTTAGCTAACTCTTTTCCCTCTTGTGTACGCTCAATAATCATGTTACGTTCCATTTCTGCTACTGCTAACATGGTTTGAAGAAAGAACCTTCCCATTGTGGTATTTTCTAATAAGCCTACATTGAGTACATGCACTTTAATATTACGTTTAAATAAATCATCTATAATAGCAATTCCCTCTTTTGTATTTCTTGCAAGGCGATCTAACTTTGTAACTACTAAAGTGTCTCCATTTTGTAACGTAGATAGCACTTTCTGAAATTCTGGTCTATCCACTTTTGTTCCTGTCCATTTTTCTTGATAGATAATTTCACAGTGTTCAGATTTTAATTGACTAACTTGAAGCTCTAAATCTTGATTTTTAGAACTTACCCTTGCATACCCGTATTTCATTTCAAATTTCCCCCAAAAAGCATCATTTTTCGTGTTCACTTATGACAGTAAGTTATGACATAGGCTAACCCATTGATTTTACTACACCTCAAAAGTTATGTCAATACCGTTAAGTTTTGACACAGGAAGGAGCAACACTATGAAAGCTAGAATTTCTCCAATTGACAAACTCAGCAAAAAAGAAAAAGAGGAACTAAGTAAATATATCAGTCAGCTTGGGTATAAAATGTATCAAGATGAATCACAGGGGTTATTTAGACGGTTCTGTAAATTGACTGCTGTTGCTTTAAATAAAAATTATGGCTTCGGTGCTAAACGCTTAAAAAGTCTTTTTGATGCAATTATAGAAGTGAGCGAAGAAAGAGAAAATGACGAGATTTTTTGGCAACATATTGACAAGGTTATTAAAGAAGAAATTAAAATGGATTTTCCTATGGAGGATTATGATGGTTTGGATAAATAAAACCCTAGCACCTTCATATTTGGTGCTAAGGTTTTTATGCTTTTAGACTATTCTTCACTAAGTTCAAAATACAAACTAACAATAAAGGAAATTAAAAAATTATATGTTACACTAGCATCTACACATTTTCCTTTAATAAAATCTCCCAATGAAGAAGCAGAAAGAAGTAATGTAAAACTTATAGTGCTTTTAGCCATATTTAACAATCTCAAAATAAAAGGCTTGGGCATGGTTCTTAATAATATTTCTAAATATTGTTGTTCAAATTCAAACGCTTTAATTTTATTATTAATGTCTTTAATTTGCTCAAAGGGATTTGCAGATTTTATATCTTCACTTTTAAACTTATATTTTTTTAATCCTTCAATTTCTTTTATTATTGAATGGATTCTATCCCTTATAAGTTCGTACTTTTTAAGATTATTTTTCTCACTTTTGCATTTCTCTAATAATTCTTTGATTTCTTTCACTCGTGCTTCTATATGTGGATTTTTTTCGATAGCTTTTTTTACTGTTTCTTCTAAGTTGGTATCAAGTTGATTTTGAGGATTTTTTTGTTGAACGACTGAGGAAGTTTGTGTTTCTTCTGCAAAGGAAATATTCCTTACAGAACCAGATAAAATGGTCAACGACAATATGCTTGCGATCACCTTCTTCATAATTATCACCTTTCTATAATTAATCTTGTATTCTATTATAATCTATTTAACTTGCTTTATAATTCAGTAAAAGAAATATAAAAAAGTTATACCAAAAAGACTTTGGCAATAGTCAAAGTCTTTTTGTTTTTCTTTTTTTATTCGATCAAAACTATAGGCGTGTTTTTATCTTATGTCATGAACTAGAAATGCAAGCAGCAATTACAAGATAAAATGAAAGAATTGCTATTAAGACTTTTTTACCATACCCATCCTCGCGCTTTTTAAATTTGGTAAGGCAATTTTCTGTGTATTCAATAGCTTGTAAGCGATTATTTATATTTTTTAATTGCTTGTCTAAACTCTCATATTTGCTATCAGATTTTTCTAATATTGTTTTTTTGTAGTCAAGTAGAGATTCTTTTTCGTCTTTAAGTTGGTTTATCTTGTTAGTTATTTTGTGATAATTATTTTCTCTAAAAAGCTCAATTACCTCTTTGAAAGCAGTTTTCATACAAGGGTTCTGTTCTATGATGTCTGAGTAAGAGTCTTTTAATTTTTCTTTCAGTTCTTCTTCCAATTTAAGTGCTTCTTTTTCTTTTTTGGTCAGTTCTGGAGTTTTAGTTGTTGGTTGAGTTGGGAAGTTTGTTTTGATGGTAAAGTTGGTTTCCATTTGAGGGGTTTCGGCTGCGAAGGATGTATTTACGGAGCCTAGTATAAGGGATAAAGATAGGATGCTAGATATTACTTTTTTCATTATTTTCACCTCATTTCAAGTAATCTTGTATTCTATTATAATCTATTTAACTTGCTTTATAATTCAGTAAAAGAAATATGAAAAAATTCTATTAATGTGATATTATATATATAAATAATTAATCTTTTTTAGTTAAAAGGGAGAAAGTGTAGAAATCTATTGACTAGTATCATAAAAGTAATAAAATGAAAAATGAAGTCAGTAAGGTAAGATAATTAATACTTATAGCCCCCTTTATAAAATTGTATGCAAAAAGACATTGGCGAAAGTCAGTGTTTTTTTCAAAGCTATAAAAATATCCCCACACAAAAGCTGTGTGAGGATATTTTTTATAAATTATTAATTTCTTTTCTTTTTCATGCAAAGTTCCAGATATAAGCCTGCGATAAGTGCCATAGATGAGGACATTAATACGATGTAGCCTGTTTCATCGCCGGTTTTTACTGCCGAACTAGATGATGAAGCTTCTGATTTTGTTGCTTCTTCTTGCTTAGCCACTAGTTTTTCTACTTTATTTTCTATTTCGGCTTTTTGTTCATCTGGAAGTTTATCGAATTCTGCTTTTTCTTCGTCTGTTAAATAGTCATATATTGCATATGGTGAGAAGTGTTTTAGACCTAATTTTGCGAATTCGCCTTTACCTTCTGGATATTCCATATTTAAGTATGATGCATAGACTTCTTCATCTTCGCTATCAGAAATATACATAGCTTTTACATCGTTGTAATCCCAATCTGTACCCATTTGTATGTATAGTGGAATTTCTTGAGACAATGTTTTATACTCTGTTGTTCCGTCTGGCTTTGTTACGCCAACTAAGAAAATCCATACTCTTTATTATCTGTTACATCCGAGGCAAACGCAGTAAAAGTGCCCAATGACATCATCAAACCAAATCCGAATAAAATTGAACATAGCGATTTCTTTTTAAACATAAATAATCTCCTTTCAAAATTAAATTTAAAAAATCGCTCAGAAAAACAAAAAATCACATAAAAACACCTCCTTGATTGTGAATTGTGAGGCTTATTACAATGTATTGTCAAAAACGCATCTATTGTGAAAGATATATATATTAATTATATTTACTTTTAACAAAAATACATTAAACAGTGAAATATTTTTCACGAAAGATTAATAGATATAGATAAAAGTTGAATTTACTAAAAAAAGAAGAATAAAAAGAAAAAAACTCAACATTAGGTAAAATTTAGGGAACGATTATTGAATAGCAAAACTTGATGAGTATAATGTGATTGGAGGTAATTATGTAAAATGGCATTTTTTTCAGGTTAAGAGAGGTAATAAAAATGAAAAAAATAATATCAAGTGTTTTAATCCTTACATTTTTACTAGGAACAAGTAATATTTCAACCCATGCAACCACTATTGAACCATATGATTTTGATTATATGAATTCTGATGTTACTTTTACTAAGACTGAGAGTTCGACTAAAGGAATTATTAATATCAATAGCTGTAAAGCAAATAAACTATTTAATTTTAAATTCAATTTAAACCCAGGAGAAACACTAATAACAGCAAAAGAACTTTTAGGAGATGATTGTGATACTGGCGAGGTTTTTGTGATAGATGCTTATAAGAATATTAAGCAAATCATAGAGAAACCATGGGCTATAGATGCGAACGGGAAAAAGATTCCTACGTACTTCAATGTTAGTGGGAATATACTTACTCAAACAGTAGACCATTCGTGTGAAGATTCGTTCCCAATTATAGCCGATCCTAATGCTTGGCAGATAACAAGGTGTGCTGGTGCAATTGCTGGACTAATAATTTCTATTGGAATGCCGATAGCAAAAATAATGGCAATAAAAAGAGGCATTAAGATTGCTGGTGGGCTACAAATCTTTGCAAGATTATTGATAGGTTTGCTTACCAAAAAAATGACTTTAAAAGATATAGGTGTATATGGTCCACTTGTTATGGAGGCGCTTGGCATTTTGACAGGTATAAGCGATATTGTACAAAATTGCATATGGTAAAAGAACCAAATTGGTAGGTGAAAGTTAATTATGAAAAAAAATATATATTCGATGCTATTCGTTCTATTTACAGTTACGGGAATTGGATTTTTTATATTTTCAGCATTCTTTTCTAATAGTTGGCTAAGGTCGATTAGTATTTTATTTTTAGCTGAGACAATTTGTGTAGATACTTATTTGTATAGAAAAGCCCGCCAAGTTGATAAAGAAACTAAACAGTTGCTCAAAGAAGACAAAAGGGGAAAAGTATATACAAGATTAAACATACTTTTTATCATTATTGGAATTGTTATATTGGCAGCCTTAATTTTCACTCCAGCGCCAGTTGTTATATGTAGTTGGCTTGATATAGTGAGAGATGTATTTATATTTATGGTTTTAATTTTTAATGTTTTGTGTTTAAGAGAATATCAAAACGAAAAAATCGAGAATGTAGATGATGAAGAAATAAAGCGTTTACTTAAAAAAGGCAAAAAAGTAGATGCTATAAAAAAAATAAAAGAAGATAACAAATGTAGTCTATTAAAAGCAATCTTCTATGTTGGAGATATAGAAAAGAGCTTAAAATAGACAAAAGGTTTGGTTTTACATAATTACTATCCCTGTATTTTGTGCGTATCGAAGTGATACTGGATGCTTATGCATACATGAAAAGTTAAGATTATGTGCATTATAGCCAGCTTAAAATGTTGATACAACAATGTTTTGTTCGTTTTGCACATCATATATCGCTACGGAAAGAGATATATGATGTGCAGAATGAAAAGTCAACTATAATGACTTGAAAACTTTATATTATTTTCACACAAAAAAAGGGCAGTTTCAAATGATTGAGATTGCCTTTTTTTAATTGTGTATAATGAGTGAGGGGTGATTATATGGAAGATAAGAAAAATGAGAAACCTAAAACATTTAAAGAATTAATCAAAGGTTTTGAGGGTGAATATAAATTTGAGGAATGGGATACAGGGAAACCAGTAGGCAATGAGGATATATATAACAATCCAGAATATATGGAAAGACTACTAAAATCTAAAAAGCAAATAGAAGAAGGCGGAGGACAAATAAGAAAATTAATAGATGAATAAAAATAGCAACCCAAAAAATGAGGCTGCTATTGATGATAGGAGATATCCAGTTTAAAATCTTCTTTCTTAGATGTTCTAGTATACATAATTTTATCAATGAATGATTTAAGCAGGATGTTTTTTTGTCTGGCATCACATTGCTCAAAAACTTCTAAAGCATTTGAAATAGCAGGGAGGGTTCTATTTAGGTTAGAATCCTTTTCTCTTTCAAGTGCTATTTTTTCATTTAGAGAAGCTATGGTATCAAGGACTTGCTGTTCTTCCATCTCCACTTTATTAAGGCGGTCAATGAATGTATCTTTTGTGTATGTACCATCTTCCAATAAATCATGAATGTTATCACGTTTTGTTTCAAAGGTTTTCAACTTTTTTTGTGCCTGACTTAATTGATTTTCAAGGGTAGGCAATAGAGAGTTTTCATCTTCCTCATATTCCACAGCTACATTGGAGAGGGTGTTATTTAGCTTCTTCACTAAATCATCTATTACCTCATCCATGCCAGCACTAACTGTCTCACAGTAGTTTTTCCGGCAATAATAGTAATTGTACTCTTTCCCTTTGACTATGTATCTACGTAACACCATAGCTGAATCACATTTAGAACAACGCAGGATAGTGGAAAGGGGATTACGCATTGGAAAAGAAGCAGGATTATGAGAAGGTTTTCTAATCTTAATCATTCTATTAGCTTCATTAAAAACTTCCTCTGACACAATAGGTGTATGTGAATTAGGTGCAAAGGTAGGCTTTTTAGAATATCTGCTATAGAATTGTGTGCCTATGTATTTAGGATTACCTATAATGTGCCTTACCGTCTGTTCTCCAATAGGATTGCCTGTTCTATGCCTTATCCCTGCTTCATATAATTGATTAGCTATTTGCACACATCCGAAGCCTTGTATAGCTAACTCAAATATCATGCGTGGTATATGTACTTCTTTCGGGTCAATAGCAAGCTTTTGCTCATTATCTACATAATAGCCAATAGGAGCAGCAGCACTTATATTTCTACCTTCATTAATGGCTCTTATCTTACCATCACGTAATCGCCCTTTAATCTTTCTGTATTCCATACGTGATAAGAAGCCTTCAAAATCTGCTTGCATTTCACCTTGTTCATCATTTAAGTCAATGGTAGTCTTAGGCGTGATAATAAGGGTATCAGACTCTTTAAATGTCTTCTCAATTAGCCCTTGGTCCATTTTATCCCCACGACCTAACCTATCATAAGCCACAACCAAAACACCATCATACTTGCCGTTTTTGGCGTTCTCTAATAGGCTTTGAACTTCTGGACGTGCTTCAATGGTATCACCAGAAACCACTTCCTCAAATATATCTACTATCTTTAATTTATTTTTCCTTGCAAAAGTTAAAAGCTCTTTGCGGTGGCGTTGAAGTGTATCATACACCTCACCACGAGCAAGAGCCTTTTTTTCATCTTCAATATCTGAACGTGACTTTCTCAAATAAATAGCTACAACCAATCCCCAAAGGTAACTCATGCTATCTCTTCTTTCTTCCGTTTAAGGGTTTTTTCTGCCAGAGAGAAGAACTCTTTACCTAATGTGGCTTTTTTATTAATGAAGTCATCAAACAACTGCAACCACTCATGCGTATAGATACGACCTCTGACAATCGTAACATCTTTATGGTTATGCTCAAAGAGGAAATGGCAAGCTTCCTTATATAGATGTTTCTCTTTAATGCTCACATTTTCATTAATAATTCCGTACTTTTTATCACAAATAGTTGTGTAGATAAAAAGAATATTTTGAGGCAAATCTTTATAAACAATTTCGAATTGCATAACAATTCCCTACTTTCAGTGATTATTTTACTATCTTTTCGATTTTTATCTTATCAGAAAGTGAGGGTAAGAATATATAGCGTTTTTTCACTTCATACAATGTTCAAAATTGTATCAAATTTATTTCTTTAAGTTTCCTAATTCATGATAAAAAAGACCAATTAAAATATCCATAACACGCTGTTTGTCTTCATCTGATAACTCTAAGCCATTGAACATGACAGCCTGATCGCGTAGAAACTCTTTAATATCTTTGCTGTCCTCTTGCTTAAATTCATCCAATGTTCTTTCATCATCTGTTTGGCATAGCAAATAATCTAAACTGACATTGAAGTATTTGCTCATTCTAATGAGATTTTCAATAGTAGGCTGCCTAGAACCTCTTTCATATGAACCAACAGAAGAAGGAGCAACCTCTAAATGGTGGGCTAACTCATCTTGTGTCCAGTGTTTCCTTTTCCTTAATGTCTTGATTCGTTCCCCGATTTGTTTCATGGTTTCATCCATATTTATTTTTAAAACATCCATTTCGTTCATCCTTTTCTCTATGATTACTTTTCCCTTGTCAGTCAATGTAGACAACTAATTATACCATTAAAGTCACTAAAATAGCTACTTTGAGTAGGGTTTTAAGAATGATTGTGGAAAATAAACAAAACTCATTCGCACTTTGCGTAAAAGTTTTGTATCAAACGCCTTGACTTATCGTACACAAAGTGCTATAATTTTCACTGTAGGATTGAGTTAACGCAAAAAGTGAGGTGAAAAAATACAATGGGAACAAAGAGGGATGTGCCTGAGTGGGCAATGAATTTTAGAATCTTTTGTATCAAAAAAGGATTAAAGACTAGTGAAGTAGCATCAAAGATTGGGATGTCTAGTGCGTCTGTTTCAAGATACTTTAAAGGTGATAAAAGACCGAAAACGGTGACATGTAAGAACATCCAAAATGCGATAGGTTTTGACATGTTGAAAGAGATATATTTATCAGATAGGAAAGAAATTGAGGGTTGGGAAGATGAAACAAACACAAGTGAAATTTAATGTTAAGCCTAACGAAGAAAGAATTCGCATTGTTGCGAAGCAGCTATTAAAAGAAATTATGGAAAGAAAAATGGAGGAAAATAAACATGAATTATAATCTATATGAAATAACTGGAGACATACTAGAACTTCAAGAAATGTTAGTGAGTGACCCAGAAAATGAAGCTATTCAAGATACATTGGAGGCTTTAGATGGTGAATTAAGCCTTAAATCAGAAGCATATTGCAAGGTCATTAGAAATATGGAGGGCAATTTAGAAAGTGTTAAAAATGAGATTGATAGGCTTTCTAAGAAAAAGAAAAACCTTGAAAACAGTGTTTCAAGGCTCAAACAGGCTTTATTTAATGCTATGCAGGCAACTGGTACTGATAAGATTAAGGGCGATTTATTCACGCTTAGAATCCAAAATAACGCCCCTCAGCTACCAAAGGATTTAGATGTTAATCAAGTGCCAATTGATTATTTGGTGGAACGTGAGTATGACGTTGACCGAAGAAAATTATTGGCTGCTGTGAAAAATGGCGAAGTAGATGGCATTGAGTTAGAAGTTAAGCGATCTTTGAGAATTGTCTAAAGGAGATAAAGGGAATGGAAAAGAAAAAATTAAACTTATTTCAGAAATTACAACAGGCTAGAGTGGAACTTCAAGAAATGAACTTGAAAAAGTCAGGTCACAATAAATTTGCAGGGTTCACTTATTACACCTTAGAAGACTTTTTACCTGCAATTAATATCATTTGTAACAATGTAGGTTTATTTACTGCTATTAGCTTTGATAAAGAATATGCTACGTTGAGGATTTATGATACAGATGATATTGACAAATTCATAGAGTATAAGTCACCAATGAAGGAGATTGAACAAAAAGGGTGTAATGCGATTCAAAATTTGGGTAGCGTCCAATCGTATTCTCGCAGATATTTATACCTGTCCGCATTCGAAATAGTGGAGAATGACTTTTCAGATGCGGTACTAGGTAAAGATGATAATAAAAGAATTTCGTCTAATAATATCACAAATGGTACGAAAAGTCAAATAAATATTTTAGCTAAACAATATGCAGAGTTAGCTGAAAAGACAATGGATGATGTGATGAATGTATTAAGTGAGAAATATCAGTTTGCTACGTTGGAGACGTTGACTGACGATGTAGGGCAGTCTATGTGCAAGCAATTAAATAACTGGATTATGTTGCAGAAGAAGAAAAATAAAGAGAAAGAAAACGCTAGTGCGTAATGGAGGAATTTAAGTGAATAAGGTGATACTTACAGGCAGATTGACGAGAAGCCCAGAAATGAGACATACAGATAGTGGGATGGCTATATGCCGTTTCACTATCGCAAATAACAAAGGATATGGTGAAAAGCAGAAGACAACTTTTATAAACATCGTGACATTCAATAAAACGGCTGAGAATTGCGATAGATTTCTTTCCAAGGGTAATAAGGTTGCTATCGTTGGAGAACTTGAAATACGGCAATATACGGACAATGAGGGCAATAATAGATATGTGACTGAGGTAATAGCAAATGAAGTAGAGTTTTTGTCGGAAAAGACGAGTGGATCGAATTCATTTGATGGGCCGAGTGAGATTGAAATAGAGGATAATGATTTACCATTTTGAGAACTGAAGAATCAAGGTGTCGAAACCTTGGTTCTAATTTTTTAAATAGGGTTTATATTCGGACAAAAAATATGTGATTCTTCGTTTATATTTAAAGGGAATTATGGGAGATGGAAAAATGTCTAACAAAAAATATTACTGGTTGAAGCTGAAAGAGGATTTTTTTGATGATAAAGTCATTAAATATTTAAGAAAGTTACCAGATGGCAATGCACTTGTCATAATCTACTTAAAAATGCAGTTAAAAAGTCTAAAAACAGAAGGATTTCTTCAGTATGATAAATTGCTACCGACATATGAAGAAGAATTAGCATTGGTTTTAGATGAAGATATAAACACCGTTAGATTTGCTATAACAGCATTAATTAAATTAGGCGTAGTAGAACGTTGGGAAGATGACATGTTGTATATGGCTAGTATGCAACAGTTGATAGGTAGTGAAACTGCGGTAGCTGAAAGGGTTAGGCGACATAGGGCATTAAAAAATAAAAAACCAGAATTGTTACAATGTAACACTGAGTTGTTACCAAGTAACACCGCTGTAACAAATGGTAACACAGAGATAGAGAGAAGAGAAAAGAGAGAAAATATAGAGAAAGAAATAGAGAAAGAAATAGAGAAAAGAGAGAAGAAAAAAACTATGGATTCTAAAGAATCCCCTTCCTCCTCTTCTTCTAAACAAGTAGATGAATTTATTTCTCTTTATCATGATATATGTAAGTCATTACCGAAAATTAGAGTAGTGAGTGATACAAGGAAAAAGGCTATTAAGACTTTATTAAGTAAAATCAGTTTAGAAGAAATAAAAGAAGCATTTGAAATTATTGAAAAAACTCCATTCCTAAAAGGAGATAATGATAGAGGTTGGAAGCCTAATATAGATTTTCTTGTAAAACATGACAATATCATAAAAATCTTAGAGGGTTTTTATGATTCTAAACCACAACCAACCAACAGTTACCATGGGCAAAGAGTAACGATCAATGGCAAAGAATACATCATGAAAAACGGTGAATATTTTATACCTAAAGGAAGTGGCATACCTGTCAACCCTTATGCAGTGGATGATTTACCGTTTTAAGGGAGACTGACAAAAAATGAACATGGATAACATTTTAGATATAACTATGAAAAACAGTGAGAAAAATATCAAAATTCATAACGAGGACTACATTGGGGAGAATGGACTTTTATTCTGTGGTAAATGTCATACAGCCAAGCAAGTCAGAGTGCCTTTTAACGGAAAAATAAGAACGCCTAGATGTATTTGCAAATGTGAGAAAGAGGAAAGGGATAAAAGGGAAGAAGAAATAAGAAGAAGAGATTTAGCTATGCAGATAAAAAGAAATAGAAATTCTGGATTTGCAGATAAGTCAATGATGGAGTGGACATTTGCTAATGATGATGGGGAGAATAGAAAACTAACAAATGCCATGCAAAATTACGTTGATAATTTTTCTGAATTTAGAAAAGCAAGTAAAGGAAAGCACAACGGATTATTGCTATATGGAGAGGTAGGAAGAGGAAAAACTTTCGCTGCTTGTGAAGTAGCAAATGCATTAATAGACAAAGGATACTTTGTATTAGTCACCAATTTTGCAAGACTTTCAAACACCATACAAGGGATGTATGAGGGGAAACAAAAATACATTGATAGTTTAAATCGGTATGAATTGCTTGTCATAGATGATTTAGGTGCGGAACGGAAAAGTGAATTCATGAAAGAAATGGTGTATAACATCATTGACAGTAGATACCGCTCAGGACTTCCAATGATAATTACAACCAATCTGTCTATGGATGAAATGAAAAACCCTGGAAATATGGAATATGAACGTATTTATGACAGAATACTTGAAAGATGTTTCCCTATTAAAGTTGAGGGAACAAGCAAAAGAAGAAAAGCTATTAGAAATAGCTATGATGATATGAAAAATACACTGGGATTGTAAAAAGGAAGAAGGATAATGATGAATAAACAAAGGAAAATGTATATATATATCGACACTTTAAGTAGAGAAAATGAACGCTTAAAGAGAGAAATAGAGAGAAGGGATTACTTAGAGCGAAAATGCAATGTCTCACTGGATGATTTTAAACAAGAAGAATCATGGCAAACTGAAATGTATATGTGCCTTTTGGAATTTTTAAAAGACCAAGACCGTAAATGGTTTTATTTTGGAGGGCAGACAGGTTCAGGGAAAACTATGTTATGCAGTGCCGTTTGTAGAGAGTTCATTTGCTTTGGGATAGGCTCTGAGAACATCCAATGGAATGATGATGACATGAGATATGCCAAATGGAAGAAAAAGATAGAGGATTATAAAAAAGCAAAAGTCTTATTCTTAGATGGTTTATTCAAGCCAGTAAGAGAAGAGAGTGGAAAGTGGTCTATGCCAAGTGAAAAGGAAATAAAAATAACCCGTGAAATACTGGAATACAGAAAGAACAATCAATTAATGACATTTATAACAAGTGAACGCTATTTGAGTGAAATGCTAGAAGCAGATGAACAAATCGGTATGCTTATATTTGCTGGAACAAAAGGCAAACACTTTTGTGATGTAAAAAGAGAGGCAAGCAGGAATTATAGAATAAAAAACATTCTAGGATTATAAACATGCTTTAATTTGCCTTTAAATGCCCCTAGATTTGATTCTGTTATGAAAAGAATATAAATATAGGGGCTACTATTAAAATGTCTTAGAACGCAAATATGAAAGAATTAGAGGGTTGAAAATGAAAGAGGATTGTTTTGCCTATAAGCCAATAAAAAAAGGAAAATGGTATTGTCATATTTTGAGGGAAAATATTTGTGAGAAAAAAGAGTGTCCTTTTTACAAAACCGCTGAGGATTATGTAAAAGGGTTTGAGTATTATCCAGAATACGAAGAGATATGCCGGAAATATGGAGTTGAGCCTAAAAAGTGAGACTTAAAAGTAAAAATTATGCGAATCGTGGGATGAATTTAGAGAAAGCGATCACGATGTCAAATGAAGTGTACATGAAAAAAGGAATGGCTGCTGTTTTTAAAGTGCCGACACCGACTAAAGTCTTATACAAGAATACCAATGGCTATAGAGTGCCTGTAAAAGCGTTTTACGATAGCAAATCGTGGCTTGATTATGTGGGTGTGATAGATGGGAAGGGTGTGACGTTTGACGCGAAGGAAACGAGAAATAAGACTAGTTTTCCGTTAAGCAATATAAAGTCACATCAAGTATGTGCCATGAAGTGTTGGAATCGATGTGGAGGTATTTCTTTTCTGGTGGTTCATTTTAGGACACTGGATGAATATTATTTAATGCCATCTGAATTTATCATACATAGCTTTGAAGAATCATTGAAAGGAGGAAGAAAGAGCATACCGTATAAGCAGTTCCAGAGCAAAGCAGTACAGATACATAGTGGAAATGGGGTTTATTTGGATTGGTGGACAGCCTATAAAACGTATCGAGGTGTTTGAACATGAATATGAAAATAACATTTAAGCAAGTGAAAGATGATATTTACAACTACTACATAAATGAATCAACAAAGCAAGAATTACTGAATAAAAGCAAAGTAAATACTAAAATGTCTCAAACGTATTCAGATATGCCGAGGGGAAATGGTGATACAGATGATGGCGTGTGTCGTGAAGTATTTCGCTTAATGAGGTTGGAATCACGCATAGAAAAGCTAAATGCAAGAACAAAGTATATTGATGAGGCAGAGTGTGTCTTGCATGATTTTGAGAAAGAAGTCATTGACTACATAAAAAAAGGCTACAAAATGAGCAGAATAGCTGTTCTAAAAAATACTTCAAGACGTAGAGTGGTTTATATTAGAGATAGAGCCATCAAGAAAATATGGAAATATGCGAATGAAAATGCTCAATTATGCACTAGAGAATACTGTGAGTGGTAATTTTTTGTTCATTTTTTGATTTTCTGTACACAAAGTGTTACAATGGGTGTGCGATTTCCACATAACAAGAATAGATAACAAAGAAGTCATTACGTTTGTAATGGCTTTTTTTATTATTTGAATAGCGATCTAAGGAGTGACAGCATGGAAATTATCAAAATAAAGTTAGCAGATTTAACACCTTACAAATACAATGCAAAGGAACACCCCAGGCGAACAAATTGAGCAGATTAAAAATAGCATTTTGAAGTTTGGATTTTCAGACCCAATCGCTGTCTGGGGTGACAATAACATCATTGTTGAGGGGCATGGCAGATATACAGCCTTGCAGCAATTAGGCTATGAAGAAGTGGAATGTATCAGATTAGACCATTTATCCGAAGAAGAACGCAGAGCCTACACATTAGCCCATAACAAGCTAACAATGAATACGGGATGGGATATGGATGTATTAACTAAAGAATTAGAGCAGTTGCAAGATATGGATTTTGATTTGTCTTTAACAGGCTTTGATATGGATGAATTAGGCTCTTTATTGGAAACAGAGGAAGAAACAGAGATAACAGAAGATGAGTATGAGGTGGAGTTACCAGAAGAACCGAGAGCAAAATTAGGTGATATTTATCAATTAGGCAGACACCGTTTAATGTGTGGGGATAGTACAAGTGAAACAGATTTTGAAAAGTTAATGAATGGACATAAAGCAGATATAACGTTTACTTCTCCACCATATAATGCAGGAACAACGCCAACAGAAGTAAAAATGTGCAAATCAACAAAGTACGATGGTAATGACGATAATAAAACCAGAGAAGACTATTTAATGTTCTTAAATCATTACTTATACAACACTTTGGTGCATAGCCAATATTCTTTTATGAATGTACAATCTATTGCAAATAACAAAATTGCATTGATAGATGTATTGCACGACAACAAAGAAGTTTATGCAGACACTATCATTTGGGATAAAATGTTGTCTCAACCAGCAATGGCTGAAAATGTACTAAATAGCGAGTTTGAATATATACACATATTCAGCAAGAAAGCCAACAGATCAATTGGCACAAAAGCTTTTCGTGGGACGTTAAGTAATATAGTTCATATATCTAAACAAAACAGAAATGAATATGCAAACATCCACAACGCTACATTTAGCGTGGAATTTGCTAGTTATTTTATAAAAAACTTTTCAACTGAAAGTGTAGTAGACCCATTTGGAGGAACAGGAACAACTCTTATAGCCTGTGAACAGTTAAACAGAACGTGCTACATGATGGAACTCGATTGCAAATATGTAGATGTCATTATAGACAGATGGGAAACATTAACTGGTGAAAAGGCGGAGAAAATAAATGTGGAAGTTGCTTAAAGACAGTAGAGAGTATTTAACTCGACAACAGTATAGAACGATTAAAGGGCAAATGATAGCTGGTGATGTAGAAGGTGCTAGAAAGGGTTTAAGAAGATTGTTAAGGAAATAGAGGGGTAAATGATGGGTAATAAAAATAATCATTTAACAGTCATTTATATAGGGGTAAATGAACTGATTCCGTATGTGAATAATCCGAGAAATAATGAGGCTGCTGTCGATAAAGTGGCTTCAAGTATTCAGGAGTTTGGATTTAAAGTGCCAATTATCGTAGATAGCCATAACGTCATTATTGCAGGGCATACGAGGTTTAAGGCGATCAAGAAGTTAGGACTAAAGGAAGTGCCTTGCATTGTCTCTGATGACTTAACAGAGGCTCAGATAAAGGCTTTTCGAATTGCGGATAATAAAGTCTCTGAATTAGCAACATGGGATGAAGAATTATTATCTCTGGAATTAGAGCAATTAGCTGAAATGGGGTACGATCTGGAACTCACTGGCGTAGAGATGGATGAATTAGGTGAGTTGCTAGAGGATGAGGAAGATGAGCAGGAAGAGGATAAGTACACTTCTAAAATAGATGTGCCTCAGTATGAAATCACAGGAGAATGCCCCAGTTTAGATGAGTTAGTGGATGGTGAGAAAACAGATGAATTGATAAAGGCTATTCAAAACTCAAATGTTTCTGAAAAGGAAAAGGCTTTTTTGATAAAGGCCGCAACAAGACATTATGTATTTGATTATGCAAAAATCGCTGAATATTATGCTCATGCTGATGAAGAAATGCAGGCTTTGATGGAGGATTCGGCTTTAGTGATTATTGATTATGCAGATGCGATTCGTAATGGTTATACCAATTTGTATTTGGATGTTTCTGAGATGTGTGAGGAAGATAGCCATGAGGGATGATTTTGCTGTATTTATATTAAGTCATGGTAGGGCCGATAAGATAAAAACATTACATAGCTTGGAAAAGGGCAATTACACGGGGAAGACGTTCATTGTGATAGATAATGAGGATGAGACAGCAGAAGAATATTATAAGCTGTACGGTGAAAGTGTGCTGATGTTTGATAAGTTGGAGATAGCCAAAAGATTTGATACTGGTGATAACTTCAATGAGAGAAGAACCATTGTGTATGCAAGAAATGCCTGTTTTGATTTAGCTGAAAAGTTAGGTTTGAAATACTTTCTTGAATTAGATGATGATTATAAGAGTTTTCAGTTTAGGCACATCAAAGGCAATAAGTTGATGGTTACGGAGTGTCGGCAATTGGACCGCCTTTTTAAAAGGATGATAGATTTTCTGGAAGAATCAAAGGCACTTACCGTTGCTTTTGCTCAAGGTGGAGATTTTATAGGTGGGGCTAATTCTGGCACATTCAAGAAAAAGCTGTTGAGAAAGGCAATGAATACATTCTTTTGTAAGACGGAGAATCGGTTTAATTTCCTCGGTAGGATTAATGAGGATGTAAATACTTATACTTCATTAGGCAGCAAAGGAGAGCTGTTATTGACCGTTACAGACGTGTGTATTACGCAGATGCAGACACAAAAGAATGGTGGAGGAATGACAGATGTGTATTTGGATAGTGGCACTTATTTAAAATCGTTTTATTCCGTCATGTATTCGCCATCGTGCGTGAAGATAGGTGTAATGGGTGATAGTTCTTTGAGAATCCATCATCATGTTTATTGGAATAACTGCACACCTAAAATATTGAATGAAAGATGGAAAAAGCAAAGGAGGTTATAGTATGGCAAAGAAAACACAAGGCCGACCATCTAAATATAGCAAAGCTATTCATGACGATCTGGTTTATAAATTGGCTAGAGATAATAAATCCAATGATGAAATCGCTGATTTATTAGGGATAGGTGCTAGAACTTTCTATGATTGGTTAGACCGTTATCCCTCTTTTTCGCAGTTCTATAAAAAAGGACTAGAAGCCAAACTGGATAAGGTGGAGTTAAATTTATATCAACGTGCTTCTGGAATGACATATAAAGAGACAACTAAAACTGTAGTCAAAGGGAAAAAGGGTGAAGATGTAGGCAAAGCAGAAGTTAAAGAGGTGACAAAGTATCTCCCGCCTGATGTGGCTGCTATGTGCTTTATTCTAAAGACCCAGAGACGTGAGAAGTGGGCTGAACGTCAAGAGGTGGATATTAATGATGGCAGCTTGACTATTAATGTTGCTCCGGCAATTTCGACAAAAAATGAATGAAAAGTTTGTCGAACATGCGAATAGACGTTCGTATGACAAAATAGTACAATGTAATACAAGATGAAAAAATCTGTACTACAAAATATGACAGTGTCATACAAAGGGGTAACACAATGAGAAATATTTTAGGTTTGGACAATGGGTATAACTTCACAAAGACAAGCAAAGGTGTTATTTTTTGCTCTGCTATACAAAAAGGGCAGGAATATATTAATAATTCACACCAGATTGAAGTAAATGGGGAGCATTACATAGTTGGGGAATCATTTGGTCATTACATAGCTGATGCTGATAAGCTGAAAACACCGCAATCAAGGGAAATTGTGAAGGTGTGTAGCCAGATGGCTATTGGTTTAAGCTATCCGCATGATGAAATCATAGACTTAGATTTAGTCGTTGGATGCCCGATTGCTTTTTTCTCACAGCAAAAGGATGAAATGATAAAGCTGATGAAAGAATTGAGTGGGGAAATATACATAAAAGAGATTGGCAAGAAACAGACCATTAATGTGCATGAGGTATTAGCTTTTCCTCAAGGGGTAGGCGTTATATTTAAGCAGGCTAGTGATTTAAAGGATTCCACAAGCCTTGTGATTGATATTGGCGGTGGTACTTGGGATGTAGCCCAGTTTGATGGCTTGAAATTAACCAAAAAAGCCACGTATCAAGAGGGCATGTTAATCCTTTATGAAAAGATTGCTCAGTATTTAAATGCTACTCACTATCTAAAATATAAAGCCAGTGATATCTATTCTTTGATTGAAAGAGGCTATTTCACAGCTTATGGTGAGAAAAGGAGCATGGATGAGGTAAAACCTATCATTGAAGAACATATAGATGATGTGATAACGCAGATTCGCCGTGCATTTGAAGTGGGTTCAATGGACAATGTATTTTTGATTGGTGGCGGTGCTGATTCAATGGCAGCTTACGTTAAAAAACATGTGCCAAATATTCATGTAGAAAAGAAAAATCAGTTTACCAATGCTGAATGTTTTGAATATATGGGTTCATTGAAATTAAGAGGTTGATCGCTATGAGAAAAGTGTACTCTATTTCTTTGAGTGATGAAGAAACTATTAATCATTTGGATAAATTTCAAAATAAATCACAGTACATAAAAGAATTGGTACAAAGGGATATGGCGAAAGAACCTTTTACCAAAGAGCAGATAGCCTATATTCGCAAAATGATGAAGGAACAAAAGGGGCATGTGCTATTGAAGGAAGAGGATAAGCAACAAATAGAGACAGCAAATGCAATAGATGATTTATTGAATAACTTTTAAGGCCGCTAAATTTAGTGGTCTTTTTTATGTCTAAAAATGGAGGTGTCAAATGGGGATTATCTTAAGCTTTTTGTTAGGTGGTTTCTTAGGAAGTGTATTAATGGCTATTATGGTTAGTGCAAGGGATGATGAGGATTGGAAGCAAATGTAGTCATTAATCCAGTATATTATCCGTATTTGAAGGATGAAAGGATAAGGCAGCTATACTATGGCGGAAGTTCCTCTGGAAAATCGGTATTCCTAGCACAGCGTTGTGTATTGGACATTTTAGAGGGAAAACGTAACTATCTGATTGTAAGGAACTTATTAGTGACAATCAAACGTTCCACATTCAATGAGATTAAGAAAGCCATATATGGAATGGGTGTAGCTCATTTATTCAAGATTAACGGTACAGACATGACAATAACCTGTCTATTGAATAATAAACAGATTATGTTTTGTGGATGTGAAGACCCAGAGCGTTTAAAATCTATTGTCCCACAAGATGGAGTATTGACGGATTGTTGGATTGAAGAAGCAACAGAAATAAGCAGAGATGCATATAAGCAAATTGAAAACCGTTTGCGTGGTGAGAGTGAAGTAAAGAAACGCATTACTATGTCATTTAACCCTATCACCCGTACTCATTGGTTGGCTGAGGAATTTTATACAAATTGGGATGATACTAAAAATGTATATGAAGATGATAAATTACTTATCTTGCGTACTACATACAGGGATAATTATTTTTTAGCACAAGATGATATAGAACGTTATGAAAATGAGACAGATGAGTATTACAGAGCCGTCTATTGTGATGGAAAATGGGGTACATTCGGAAAGCTGATTTATAAAAATTGGATTGTCAAAGATTTAAGTGATATTAAGAAGTCTGCTGATTATATTAAGCAAGGAATAGATTTTGGTTTTAGTGACGATCCGACTGCATGGGTTAAAACCTATTATGATAAACGCAATAAAACCATCTATGTACTGGATGAAATATATCAATGCAATCTAACCAATGATGTATTGGCAGATATGTTGATAAATGAAAAACAAATAGGAAAAACACCATTGCCTTGTGACAGTGCGAGTCCAGATAGAATATTTGAATTGTGCCGTTATGGAATAACAGCTTATCCAGTGAAAAAAGGACCGGGTTCTATTGAATACGGCATTGAATGGTTGCAAAGGCAAAAGATTGTGATTGATATATCTTGTATTCATTTTAGAGAAGAAATCCAGCAGTACCAATGGAAAGAAGATAAATTCGGTAATGCATTGAGAGTACCAGAAGGCAAGAAAGACCATTTGTTAGATGCTCTACGCTATACATACGAGGATGAAAGCAAAGACCTACGCATAACAGCAGGGAAACGCTTTTAGTAAGGCTTATTGTTTGAATATATACACTTTAAGTGATATAATTATAAATGTAGTAAAGATAATAACACTTAAAGGGGATACAGAAAATGACAAAAAGAGAAGTTAAAAAATTATTAGCAAGTTTAACAGGATTAAAAACAAGTGAGTTTGAAAGAGTTTGCACTTACAAAAACACGGTAAATAATAGACATTATGAAACAATCTTCATTAAAGAGACTGGCAAAGAAATGGATGTTGAATACCCAGCACATCTGAGATTTAGATAAACAGGAAGGCTACCGCTTAGGTAGTCTTTTCTATTACTTTTAGTCGGAATGAACAAAAATTTTCACTTTATGTGTTGACTTATTATAACTTTTAAGTTATAATAAAAGAGTAGTAAATAATCAATCAATAAAGGGGAAATGAAAAAATGACTAAACTAGAACAAATGATTAAAAAAGAGATTGAAGAATTATCAAATCAAATCAAACAAGAATTAAGAGATAGCTACCATGACTGGAAAGACGGTGGTCATGCAGAGTGGGTAGCACTTGATAGAATATCAGAAAAATATGAATCAGAACGTTACTTTGATGATGTGAAATGGGAACCGTTGCAAGAAGAAATCAGAAAGGAAATGGAGAGCCTTTAAGGGCTTTCCGTTCTGGTGATAGCAATGACATACGGTTACAGTGCTGATATCTTAGAAGCTTTAGAAATGGAATACATGAGTGAATATGAGTATATGTTATCCATCATGGAAGAATTAGAGCGAAAGCCTTTGTTGACACATGAGGAATACACAGAGGGCATTAAAGCTATTGAAGATGATATTGATAGACTATTTAAAATTTAACAAAATGAAGGCTGCCTTTTAGGTAGTCTTTTTTATTTTTAAGGAGGTATAAACATGAGATTCAAAGTCAATGGAATGGAATATACTATCCAGATTGTTGAAAAATTAGAAGAGGGCGAACTAGGCAATACCGACTATCTAAACAATACCATTACACTTGCAAAATGCAAAAAGAATAGGATGTTACAAACTTTAGCACATGAACTGATGCATATTTGGTTGTTTGAATATGGTCACAATCAGAACGAAAGAAATTTCAGTAATGAAGATGTATGTGAGATTATAGCAAGCTCTATTTTTGATGTTCATAGAATTTTAGAATTATTTAAAGAGGATGTGGAAAGATGGAAATAAAACCTTGCCCGTTTTGTGGCGAAAAACCTAAGATTTTTGGAGGTGATACAGATGTAAGTTATGCGTCTTTGCCTTACTGGTTACAGTGCGGAAGTGGACCCGAAAAGTGCAAAGAATTCCCAGTAACAGAAGACTACAATTCCAAAGAAGAAGCAATAAAGGCATGGAACAATAAAGAATTTGATATTGATTAGGAGGTATAACATGGTTAGAGAATATCCATTCATTAATGACGATATTATGAAGAACTACAGAGCAGAATTAAGGGCTTTGGATGAAAACGGAGGTGTGCCAACCATTGAAATTATCCAAAAGATACTGAATAAGCATAGGCCGAAGCGTGAACACATGCTAGGTCTGTATAATAGGTATTTATGCCACGTTGACGGGGTTCCTATCTTCCATAGGGAGTTTGAAGACCCCTCAGCGATCAATAATAAAATCAGCAATGATTATTTCAGTGAATTAATCAACACAAAGGTGGGCTACTTTGCGGGCGCACCTTTTTCTTATTCCTATTCACAGTTAGCAGAAACAAATGAGAATGAAAGTCTATTTAACAATGATAAAACGACCCCTCAGACACAAGCTGATATTGATAACGCAAATAAAGTGATTGAACGCTTTACAATCAGAAATAACATAGCTGATAAAGATTTGGAAATTACTAAACTAGCTGAAATATGCGGATATGCAGGAAGGTTGCTATACATCAATACAGAGGGTGAGGAATCCATTAAGGTTATTAATCCATGGGAATGTGTGATATTAGCAAGAGATGAGATTACAGAGCCATCTTATGGAGTTTGGTATTATACCGAGGAATTTATTACAGAGGGCATGAGCAAGGAAGTAAAAACCGTTGAATTTTACAATGCAACAGACTGCTATATCTTTGAGGATGGCTTAGAAGGTTGGGTATTGAAAGACCAGTTTAAGCACATGTTTGATTATTGCCCACTGCAAGGCATCCCGAATAACAGAGAATTATTAGGTGGTGCTGAAAAGGTACTGTCTTTGATTGATGGAGTGGATAGGACTATTTCAGATTGCAACAGTGAGGTAGAAGCGTTTAAGCTTGCGTATTTGCTTGTATATGGTGTCCAGATTGATGATAAGACATTGGAAGAAGCCAAACGTACAGGATGCTTCAATATTCCTCCTATGGGAGCAACAGAATCAAAAATTGAATACCTTACAAAACAGATTAATGACACGTTTGTTGAGAATCACTTGAATAGATTAGAGAAGAATATTTACAAGTTTGGGCAAACACCTAATTTTAGTGATGAAGCTTTTGCAAGTACCACTAGTGGGGTAGCAATGAAGGTCCGTTTATTCCCATTAGAGACTAGATGTGCCATGTTTGAAAGGAAGCTGCATGCTGCTAATATCTACATGTTTAAAACCCTCTCAACAGCCTGGGAGAAAAAGCAGATATTTGTAGACCCATTAGAGGTGATAATTGAGTACAAGCGAACTTTTCCGCTGGATTTGCAATATGAAGCTACTGTTTTGGCATCTCTTAAAGGCAATGTATCAGACCAGACAGCACTTGGATTAATGAGTTTCATTGATAATCCTGAATATGAGCAGGAACTAATGGAGCAGGAGAAAGATAGAATTGAACCTATTTCTTTAGATGATGGCATGGACATGGAGAATGAAGAAAATGCAGTGGATGGACGTAGTGACCCAGTAGATTTATATGGTAATAACCGCACCCAAAGTGTTGAGAAAGAGACTTAAATGTGATATAATAATAAATGGATAGACTGAAAGTAGCTATTTCGGTTGATAAGGGTACAAGCCTTAGTACCCTTCCGCAATTTATATAAGGCACATACAACAAAGGCGGTATGCAGATGAGTAAATTAATTGATTTAACAGGTAAAAAATTTGGCAGGTTGACTGTTATTGAAAGAACTGAAAATAAAGGAAAATCTACAATGTGGTTATGTAAGTGTGATTGCGGTAATGAAAGGATAGTTTCGAGGAACAATTTATCAACTGGTCATTCTATGAGTTGTGGTTGCTTGAAAAAAGAAACTATCACAAAGATTAAAACAACGCATGGAAAAAGAGACACAAGACTATATCACATTTGGTCATCAATGAAAGGTAGATGTATAACTACTTCTAATCATAAATACAAAAATTATGGTGGCAGAGGTATAACTATCTGTGAAGAATGGCTTAATGATTTCCAAGCGTTTTATGATTGGGCAATGGCAAATGGTTATTCTGATGATTTAAGTATTGATCGCATTGATGTAAACGGAAATTATGAGCCAAGCAATTGTAGATGGACAGATGCTAAAACTCAAATGAACAATATGACAACAAATAGATTAATTACTTACAATGGAAAAACACAAACTGTTTCACAGTGGGCAGATGAAACAGGGATAAATCGAGGAACATTGATTACTAGATTTAATCTTGGATGGGAAGAAGAGAGAGCACTAACTACCAAAAATTTCGAAGCAATAACATATAATAATCAAACTCACACCATCCCTGAATGGAGCAAAATAACAGGTATTGAGTACGGTACACTAAAGGCTAGATTAAGCAAATATGGCTGGAGCGTAGAAAGAGCTCTAACAGAAAAAGTTGATAATACCATATTTAAAGAAAAGCTTTATACATTCAATGGAAAGGCTTTAACTTTAAAAGAATGGTCAAAAGAATTAGGCATAAACTACAGGACACTAACTTGTAGACTTTATACACACAAATGGCCGATAGAAAGGGTGCTTTCCCAACCAGTAAAAAAGAGGACTACTAAAAAGTAGTCTTTTTTATTTGGAGGTGAAAATATGACAACTAAAAAAGGTACTCTAGAATGGTATCTGGAACGTTTAACTTTAGAGAGCGATAAAATGTTAAATGCATATGAAAAAAGCCTTGCTAGTACATACAGAGCTTTGTTAAGAGATATGCAAAATTCAATAGCTAACGTTTACTCTAAAATTGATGATAATGATATGTTGAATAGCCTTAGAAAGTATCATCGAAAAGAGAACATTGAAAAAACGATGGCTAGTATGATTGATGAATTAAGCAAAACAAAATATAAAGGCATGTACAATCAATTACGCGATCAATTACTGTTTTCATACAAATACTATTATGAAGCCTTAACGACTGTATCTGGGAAAGACTACAAACTCACACCATTAAAGACTTCTTGGATTAGAGCAATTATAGAAAATGAAGATGTGGGAACAAAATTAAAAGAAGTAGTACAGAAAGACAGGGTGGACTTAATTTACAAAGTTAAATCCAACCTCATCCAAGGTGTGAACAATGGAGAAAGCTATTCTACGATGGCTAAACGTATGCAGAAGGTTGTAAATAATGACTATCAGAAAGCTGTTAGGATAGCGAGAACGGAAACGCATAGGGTAAAGGAGGCAGGTACATATGAAAGTGCTTTGAAAGGTGAAAAGGCTGGAATAAAGCAAATGAAAACGTGGAATAGTTCCAATGATGGCAGGACTAGGAAAGAGCATAGAAAGTTAGATGGCAAGACCATTCCGATGGATGAGTATTTCAGAGTGGGTAGTGCGAAAGCGTTAAAACCAGGTGATACTGGAAGGGCGGAGCATGATATAAATTGCAGGTGCTTTCTGACGTATGAGATAGTTGACCTATAAAAACATTGTGAAAAATCTACACAAAAACAAGAATTCATTTAAAAAATTATTTATAATCCCTTATAACAGTGCTTGAGATGGGGGATAACAATGAAAAAAATTATAATATTGTTGACGATACTTGGATTGTCTGTAAGTTGTGTAGGATGTGCAAGTAATAATAAAGCGAAAAGTTCTCCATATGCTTCAAGTTCTGGTGGTTCAATAACTCAAAAGGATTCTTCATCAAATTCGAGTGATAGTAATGAAATTAAATATGAATACAACGTCGGAGATGTTATTAAATTAAAGGGAGAAGAAGTTACCGTTACAAATGTTAAGAAAAATTATAAGCCCAGCAGTGCATATAGTAAACCGAAAAATGGAAATCAATTTGTAAAAGTAACTATAACCATTAAAAATATTTCTGAGGATAATATTTCAATAAGTCCTTTTGAATTTACACTTTTAAATAGTAAGGGTGTATTAGAAAACATTGATGGAGGAACATATGCATTATTAGACCGATTGGAAAGTACTAAATTAGTGAAGGGTAAAACTAAGTCAGGGTCTTTAGTATTCCAAGCACCAAAAGATGATGCTAATTTGAAGCTAGTGTATAAACCTAGCTTATGGAAAAATGCGGAAGTAAAAATAAGATTGTAAATGTAATTATACTTATAAAAATCTCAACAGTAATTAAATTATACATAATAAGTTGACAAAACTTGAAATATAGCCTATACTTTAAGTAAGTTTTCATCCTTTTATTTAGGTTGATTTCTTACTACAGAGAGAAAGCTACCAATAGGTGGCTTTTTTTCGTTATATAGGCTCACTCCCGTTATACATAAGGCAGAGGGGACATCCATTTGGGTGTCCTCTTTTACTTGTGGCTAAAAGGAACTGAAACTATAAAAAGGAGAATAAACATGACATTTGAACAATTAAAAAAACAACTTGAAGAAGGCAAAATCACGCAATCTGAATTTGAAGCAAAATGCAAAGAGTTAGGGATGGACAAGGAAGGGAAAAAACTTGAGCCACAACTAACAGATGATATTAAGGCATATATCAATACATTGGTGCAACAGGCTAGTCAATCTTCTGCTGATCGCGTGCGTACAGAGTACAGCTTGAAGTTGAAAGCATTGGAAGAAGAGAATAAACGTCTGCAAGAAGCACAGAAAAATACCATGACAGATGCAGAGAAGCAAGCTTTTGAATTTGAACAATCCAAAAAAGAGTTTGAACAGAAACAGGCTGAATTCCTGAAAGAGAGCCGTAAATTTACAGCAACTCAAATATTAAGCAAACATGGTTTATTGGATGATAAACTTTCTTTTCTGCCATTTGTCACAGGTGAGACAGAAGAAGAAATGACAAAGAATGTAGAGCTGCTAAAAGCTAGTATTGATAAAAACATTGAATCAAAGGTGCAGGAACGTTTTAAGACAGCAGGGCGTGATTTAGGCGGTTCTGGTGATAAAGGTTCAAGTGAAGATAAACAGACTGAGTTCGGCAAGAAACTGGCTAAGAATAGACAGCATGAAGATACTCAGTCTCAGAAAGCAATGGAACATTATTTTGGTGAACAATAAAGGAGGATTAATATGAAATTCAAGCAAACCAATTATGGTAACAATATTGAAATTTTAAAATATGGCGTACAAGACTACATTTCACGTCCTATCATGGTTAGTGCAACAGGCATTGTAGCCAATGAAGATGGCAAAAAGATTGTAAAAGCAGGCTCTATCCTAAACAATGCAGGTGCTATTGTGAATGATGGTTCTGCTGAGGGTGTATTGCTATGGGATGTAGATGTAACGTATGGAGATGCCCCAGGCTCACTCGTGATGTTTGGCTTTATTGATGGCACAAAACTGCCGAATAAAGAGATTAGTTCTAATGCAATGGCAGCCATGAAACTAATTAAGTTTGTGGATATTCCAAATGGGCCGAATCCAGTTATCACATTGACAGCAGGAGAAATGGATGCACAACATAAAGTCAAAGTAGCAGTTAGAGTTGAGGATGCTTCTGATGTGACAGCTAAATATCTATATGATGCAGCAGCAAAACAAATTTCTGATTTTGCAAGTGGTGGCACAGCAATCACACTAACTGATGGTAAAGGTGAAGTAGAAGTAACCGCAGATGATTCAGCAGATAAATATCTAACTGTTTATGCAAAAGACAGTGAAGGCAATGAATCCGTGCAAAACATCAAAATTGTTCAGTATTAAAAAGGGGAGTGAATACATATGCCAAAGATTTTTGATTTAGTCAATGCAAAAGCTATCGGGGCTTATTACAGTGAGGTTCAATCCAATGCTATTCCATACATGGGTACTGGATTATTCCCTGCTAAGAAACAAGTAGGATTAGATTTATCGTGGATTAAAGGTAAAGGTGGACTTCCAGTAGCCTTAAAGCCTTCTGCTTTTGATACAAAGGCAACATTGAGAGACCGTATCGGAATCCAAAAACTAGAGACTGAGATGCCATTCTTCAAAGAGGGTATGAAGATTAAAGAAAAAGATCGTCAGGAATTATTGAAACTGCAAAATGCAGGAGAACCATATGTACAACCATTCATTGATAAAATCTATGATGATATTAAACATTTAGTGGATGGTGCTACTGTACAGCCAGAACGTATGATTATGCAGCTATTAACCAACGGACAAATTAACATTTCTGCAAATGGCGTGGCTTATACATATGACTATACAGATGATGATTACAAAACTAATCACATGAAAACATTAACTGGTACGGATGTATGGAGTGATACCACTAATTCAGACCCTATTGATGATATCAATACAGCTTGTGATTATATCGAAGCAGAAACAGGCACACGTCCAACTCGTGCTATTGTGTCTCTGAAAGTATGGAACTACTTAAAAAATAACCAGAAAATTAAGATTGGCATTAATGGTGCGACAGATGTAGCTAAGGCTATTACTAATGCTCAATTACAGTCTTATTTGACTGAGTTCTGTGGAGTTACTTTTGTTCAGTACAATAAGATGTTCAAAGATGAAAATGGAGCAACTAAACGCTTCTTTGCTGAGAATATCTGTACACTATTGCCTGCTGGCACATTAGGTAATACATACTATGGCACTACACCAGAAGAGGCCGACTTAATGGGTACTAGTGGCGTTGATGTATCTATTGTCAATACAGGTGTGGCTATCAAGACAAAGAAAACATTTGACCCAGTGAATGTGGATACCATTGTATCTGAAATTGTTCTTCCGTCTTATGAAAGAATTGATGAGACATTCATCTTGACAGTGGCGAGTGCGTAATTATGCCGAAGATAGTATTAAATCGAACGATACAGTATAAAAGAAAAACCTATAAGCTAGGGGAAACGGTTGAAATCTCTGTGGAAGATGTTGAAATACTCCAAAATTTTGGTGAAATAATTGTCGAAGAACAACAAAAAATATCTGAAATAGAGAAACCCAAAAAGTCAACAAAACGGAATACAAAAAAGGTGGACAAATAGTCTGCCTTTTTTTGATGGGAGTTGACAGCATGAGTTTACTTGATGAATTAAAAATTTTACTTGATATCCCGCTAGATGATACAAGCAAGGATGAAAAATTAAAAATCCAGTTGAAAATAGCAGTGGAAATTACGGCTGAATGGTTTAGAAATTATGCGTGCAAACCATTAGCTGTAGATGTGAATGGTGAGTATGTCATTCCTTCTGCTGTTATGATTGGCATTGCTAAGTTTGTAGAAGCAAGCAATATTCAAGCAGGGGTTAAGAGTGAATCCATTGGCGGTATGAGTGTATCTTATGGCGGTGCTAGTGGTGGCGTGAATGCTACAGGCACACCTTTAGATGAGTTTTATGCTTATTTGGAGATGTTCAGATGCAGGCATGTACGCTTTATTCCAGTGAGGAAGAATTGTTATGAACGTTACCGTTAAGGATGAGAACAATATTCCAAAATTGATGAAAAGCCTTAAAAAGCTAAATGGCTCAACTATCAAAGTGGGTGTACCAGATGGGGAGATGGCAGATATAGCAGCCGTGCATGAATTTGGGGCAACCATTACAGCGAAGAAAAAGTATCTTTGTATTCCTTTGCAGAAGAAATACAGAAATGTTAATCCACGCAGTGTGAGTGGGCTATTTTTTGTGCCGAGCAAGAGTGGGAAAGGTGGCACTCTTTGTCTATCAAAAGGGAAAGGCAAAAAGGCAAAAGTGGAGGCTTGTTACTGGCTAACAAAATCAGTGAAAATTCCGGAGCGATCTTTTCTTCGAGCTTGCATGGATGAGAAAGAGAAAGACTTTTACAAATTCGCTGAAAAACAGATGGATAAGTGGTTACAGTCAAACAGTGACCCAGAACCGATGCTGAATGCGTTAGGATTGCAGTATAGAGGGTATGTGCAGAAGTACATAAGGGATTTATCCAGTCCACCTAATGCGCCGCTTACAAAGGCTTTGAAAGGCTCTGGGAATCCTTTGATTGATAAGTCAAACCTTGTAACCTCGATAGAGTACGAAATCAAGTGAGGTGTAGCCTATGAGAACGTTTAATTTTCCTCTTTGGCTGATTAATAAATACAGTACAACCTTTACATGGATTGGACAGATGGGCGGTTATTTTGATACGGAGACAGGCAAATGGCATGAAGGACAATCTATAGAGCAAGAAGTAAATGGGGTTGTTGTTCCTTATCCAGAAACCACGGAGTATCAAAGTGGCGGTACATATCTTGCTAGTGATAGGCAGATTTATACTCTTACTAAAATGCCCAATAAGGCTCAAATCCGTTATCGAGGGAAACTGTACACTATAACTGACAGCACACCTTATCCAGAGTATGCACAATGCTATATTTATATGGCGAGGGAGGTTGAGGCATTTAGTGAGGAAGCATGAAATAGCAAGGAATGCACTTGTTAAAGGCTTGCATGATTACATGAATATGCTAGTTGTTCAATCTTCCACTATTGGAGACATGCCCAAATATCCGTTTATCACGTACACTGTCACCAGTCCATATTTACGTTTAGGGCAGGATGAAGAATATACAGAAGAAGTGAATAGCAGCTATCAAAACAGGCACGTTCTGCATTATGAGCGTGTCTTTAGTTTTTCTATTGCAGCAAGGGATGAAGACACAGCAATGGATAGATGCATGAAAGCTATGAGGTATTTCAGGAATGATGGTGTATTGGCATTAAAGGATAAAGGCATTGTGATTGTGGAGATATCCAATGTGCAGGCAAGGGATAATTTTATCACCATTGATTATGATCGCCGTTACGGATTTGATGTGCGTATCCGTTTAGCAGATGAGGAAATCAGAGAAACAACAGACATAATCGAAAAAGTAAATCTATAAAGGAGTGGATGAGATGGCTAATTTACTAGATGTTATTGTCAATATTGACATTAAAAAAGCAACAGGCAATAACTCAGATTTGGGCAAACCATTAATCATTGCAGAGTTAGCTAGTGCAGTAGATTATAAAGAGTTTGCAAGCCTTGAAGAAGTAAAAGAGACATACACAGGCACAACAGATGGTGAGAAAAAAGTGGTAGCTATGGCTGAAATGATTTTCAAGCAAGAACATAAGCCTAAGAAGATTGCTATTGCTTGTTGTGCACCTGCTGAAGTAGAAGCAAGCACACCAGCTTTAGTTGATTTATTGAACAGCCTCTATGACAAGGATTGGTATTACTTGCTATGTGCAGACAATACACAAAATAACGTCATTGCATTAGCTGATGTGATTGAAGCTAATAAACGGAAGATGTATGTCACACGTACTAATTCAAGCACAGTCTTAACAGCCGTGAAAGCTAAGAAATATCAAAGAACCGTTGTATTCTTCCATGAAACCGTTGGGGAATATGCAGATGCAGGATTGGTTGGTGAATGTGGCACACAGACAGTTGGAAGCATTACATGGAAGTTTAAAACCATTAACGGCTTAACACCTGCTGATTATACACAAGCCAAAATTGACGGGTTACATGATGATGGGGCTATTTGCTATGTAACCAAAGCAGGAGACAATATCACCAGTGAGGGCATTACCGTAAGTGGTGAATACATAGATGTGATTACTTCAATGGATTGGGTGCAATTCAATATTGAATACAGAGTACAAAAGTTATTTAATGCTAACCCTAAAATCCCTTATACAAACAATGGTATTGCCATGATTGAGAATGAGGTTGTGGGGGTACTTCAAACAGCTTATAACAATGGCATTATATCAGAGGATGATGATAATCTACCTGAATACTCAACTAACTTCCCAGGCCGAAGTGAGACAAGTGAAGAAGACAGACGGAAACGGACATACAATTTAGGCTCTTTTGAATTTGTATTGAGTGGAGCCGTGCATATTGCGGTTATCCGCGGCTACATCAGTTATTAAGGAGGTATGAAGGATGGTTACAACATATGATGCAAAAGATGTAAGTGTCATTGTAAACGGCATTTATTTAACGGGATTTGCTGATGGTACATTTGTTTCTTATGAGAAAACAGAAGATGGGTACGCCATCTCAGTTGGTGCTCAAGGGGATACAGCTAGAGCAAAGGTAAACAATCCATTAGGAACAATCACGGTTACTTTACAGCAAACAAGCCCACAAGTTCAGATGATGAATAACCTTGCTAAGAGTGGCAAGCTAGTAGAAGCAAGGGTGATACATAAAGGTTCAAATACACAAAAGGTTGGTGGCACTCAATGTTTTGTGAAAAAGCCGGCTGATGGTGAATATGGTTCTGAAATCTCAAACAGAGAATTTACTATCAACGTCCTAGACTATGACATTAATTAACCATTCAGGAGGTAGGCGTAAAAACCTATCTCCTTTTCTTTTTAAGACGTTTTAATCTGAATAGGATGAATGACTCTATTAATCAATTTAAATTGAAATTTGGGGCAATTATGAGCAAATTAGAGGTGTTCTATGGCAAATAAGAAGGCTGAAACAAAAAAGATGCTTAAAAATATGGAGGATAGAAAACAAATGGCAGAAGATATGAAGTTTTATCAATACCGTGAAGTTATAAATAATAAAGAATATGTGTTTCAATACTGTGGTAAACGTAGATCGCTACAAATTATTGATGAAAGCACAGATGAAAAGGGCAATATCCTAAAAGAGAAATTACTGGACAATGTGTTAAAAACAATTGTCGTTAGTCCTTCTGTTGATTTGGATTCATTTGATGAGCCAGAGTATGAACTTGCATATGATCGCGTGACAGAGGTGGCTAATATCATCTTTTCAGGGAAATTTCGTAACAACCCAAAACTTAAACAAGGACAAGACGTACTACAAAAATAAAGCTAGACAAAATTGGGATAGATGGCGGTTACTATTCTGTGATTATGCTTCCTTCTCCTATACAGAGGTATTTTGCCAAATGAATGAGGATGAGGTGTTAGAAGCAAATGCAGCACTAGATATAGTCAACCAACAAGTGAAATCCCAGATAAAGAAATAATGAGGAAAGGAGGATATCTATGGCACTTAGAACAATGAGTGTTGATATTGACTTTGGGGTAGACCTTTCCGAAATTACTAAACTAGATAGCAGTATAGATGATACCGTTAAATCTGTTACGGGTGGCATGGGCAAAGCTGAAAAAAGCGTGGATGGCTTAGGCAGTGAGTTCAAGGATTTAGGCGGAGATGCCTCCAAAAGCATGGGGAAAGTCGGCAAAGAAATGGCTGATATGGGTTCTGATGCTGTTAAAGGGGCAAAAGATGTAGACAAGGTAGATAAATCACTAAAAGACCTTGACGGTGGAGGAGCAGAAAAAGCAGCCAAAAGCGTGAAAAAAATAGGTGATGAAGCAAAGGACTCAGAAGGTAAATTAGGTGGATTAGCTAAGAAATTAGGCGGTGGCTTAGCCAAAGGACTAGCAGGAGTTGGAGCTGCTGCTGGTGGTGCTGTTGCAGGATTTTTGGCAATAGGTGAAACTTCACAAGAAACTATAGAAGATATGGGTAAGTTGGAAACAGCCTTTACCACTAGTGGATTCAGTGCAGAAGCAGGTAAAAAGTCTTTTGAAGGATTAGTCGGTATTTTAGGTGAAACTGACCAATCCGTTGAAGCAGCCAACCATCTTGCCAAGCTGACAGACAATGAGCAAGACTTGCAGAAATGGACAGATATTTGTACGGGTGTGTATGCAACGTTTGGTGATTCCCTACCGATTGAAGGACTGACAGAGGCGGCTTAGTAACATAGGTCATTTATGCAGTAATGCATATCTAAATGTGCGTGAACCTTATCAAGGGTGTGCCTTTTATGGTGCTGACGGTGGAACCTAAGTCTTTTAAAAAGATATGGCAATACCGTGCCGAGCCTAGAAATAGGAAGGTGTAACGACTATTCCATATGGAAGTACATTGGCTATTGATACGTCAATGGAAGTGCGCACTCTCCACTAAAAAAGTGTGAGAAAGATATAGTCTACTCCCCTAATAAATATCGGGAAACCGAGGGTATAAAGGAACGAAACAGCCAAAGTCGGGCAGGTCACTGGGCCGCTTGCAGATGCCTTGAATTGGGCAGGAATTAGTGAAGATGAGTTCAATGAGAAGTTAGCAGCTTGTAATTCTGAACAAGAAAGGTCACAACTTATCACAGAAACATTATCTGGTACTTATCAAGAGGCAGCAGATAAATACAATGAAGTCAATGGTGCTTTAGTTGAAGCAAGACAGGCAACAGCCAATTTATCTGGTGCAATGGCAGCCGTTGGTAGTGTAGCTATGCCTATTACAACGGCTTTAAAAAATGGGGTTGCTGATATGGTAAACTCTATGGTTCCCGGTCTAGAGGAAGTAGGAGAGGGAATAAACGGGCTGTTGAGTGGTGCTGAAGGTGCAGGAGAACAATTAAAATCTGGTTTACAGAGTACCTTTGATGGCTTGCTAGGGCATTTAACTTCTGCTTTGCCTAACATCTTAAATATTGGTGTGCAAGTGATTACGTCACTGATACAAGGTATTTTAAATGCATTGCCGAGTGTATTAACAACGGTTATGGGGATTATCCCACAAATTACACAGTCATTACTCAGCTTATTGCCACAGCTTGTGACAGTGGGCATTCAATTGATTGTGAGTTTGTTAGATGGATTAGGCACAATGATTCCTGAGATAGTGATTCAGATCGTGGAGATTATTCCACAGATTGTAGATGCTTTAGTTGCAGGTATCCCTCTATTGATTCAAGGGGCAATTACTTTCTTAATGGCAATTGTACAGGCTTTGCCGACGGTTATAGAAGCTTTAGTAACAGCATTACCAAAGGTTATAACAAGTGTGATTGATGCCTTGATGCAAGCGATACCGCAATTATTAGAGGGTGCTATTACACTATTCATGGCGATTGTGGATGCTATTCCTGTGATTATTGAAACATTAGTACCATTAATTCCAACGATTGTGGTGCAAGTTATAACAGCTTTAATTCAAATGTTGCCTGTTTTATTAGAAGGGGCAATCACTCTATTTATGGCTATTGTGGATGCTATCCCTGTTATTATACGGACATTGATTCCAATGATGCCGACCATTGTCTCTAAAGTAGTAAGTGCCTTGATTCAAAATTTACCCGTCTTGCTACAAGGGGCAATTACTTTATTTATGGCATTGGTTACAGCAATACCAACTATTATTAAAGAATTGGTACGGAGCATACCAAGCATTATTACAGCCATTGTTGGTGGATTAAGTGATGGTATCTCAGAAGTATTTAGCGTTGGTCAAGATATCATCCGTGGGTTATGGAATGGTATTAATGACATGGCCGATTGGATTGGCAAGAAGATAAAAGGCTTTGGTGAAGGTGTATTAGGAGGAATTAAAAGCTTCTTTGGTATTGAATCACCTTCTAGAGTAATGGCTGATGTGGTTGGTAAAAACCTTGCTTTAGGTATTGGTGAAGGTTTTGAGGATAACATGGGCAATGTCAATAAAGCTGTCACTGATGCTGTACAGTTTGATGACCCTTCTATTTCAGTTGGTGTGAATAGACAGAGTATGCAGCAACCTTATTATCAACCGTCTACGGAATATGTGGGTAGTAGTGCTAATAATTCATCTGTAACGGTTCAAGAGGGTGCTATTCAAATCACTATCAATGATACTGGCAATTCAAGTGAAACAGCGAACAAAGTCAAAAATACAATTGAATCTTTCTTTGCACAGCTACGCAAGGGCGGTTCTTATGCGGTAACGGAGGTGTGATTAAGATTTGGCATTAATTGAAAATCTCTACATCTGGATTGAATCAGAGGAAATTGCACATAAGCTTAATGTTACCTCGAACCCTACTGAGCGAGGAGTTGACCTCACTGACCATGCGGAGCGAGAACCGATTGAAATGAGTTTAACTGGCATGTTGCTTGATAGTGAAAAAAGTTCTGCTTATGAACAATATACCAAACTGAGAAATTGGCAATTAGCTTGTAAACAAGTGAAGTTTGTGGGCAGGAATGTATTTACTGGTGTGATTACGGATATTAGCAAGAACAATGATTATACGGTTGGAAATGGTGCAAAGGTATCTTTGACATTAAAGGAGATAAGAATAGCGAATACACCTTATCAGACGAGCAACAAACAGTATGTCGTGCAAAAGCAAGTCGTTACAACTAAACCTGTGGCAAGGGTTTATCATATTACCAAAAAGGGTGAGAATTTGACAGTTATTGCAAAGAAGTATGGCACAACTGTCAATAACATTTTGGCACTCAATCCAAATATCAAAAACCGTAATCTCATCTATGTCAATCAAAAAATTAGAGTGAAATGAGGGGATAGCATGGAAGAACTGTTAATGGAATTACATACAAACTCTGTTTTGCAACTAGTATGTGTGATGACAGTGATCGATACTATTTTTGGTGTATTGAGAGCATGGAAACAGCACACCTTTAATTCTAGCTTTGGGATTGATGGAGCAATTAGAAAGATTGGTATTATGATGGGCACTCTTTCTTTATTTGCCATTGACTATTTATTAGGTATCAACTTTTTACCGTTTATTCCAGAGGATTATTTACAGGTTATTCATTTGACTGATGTTGGATTGACAGAAGTGTTTGGGATTATGTTTATTGTTTATGAAGCGACTAGCGTATTAAAAAACATGCTATTGATTGGGATTCCTATTCCCAAAAATATTAGAACTAGATTAGAAGCATGGCTAGAGAAAAACACCGAAGAAATCCACGATGAGAAAGGGTAAGGGAAAATGCAGTACATTGAGATTGAAAAAGAGATGATTCCTTATACCTTTGAAATCACATTGGGCATTGAAGTGTTTTTGTTTGATGTCCTGTACAATGACCGTGAAGGATTGTTTACCGTCAACCTTTATGATAAAGACAGAAATCCTTTAGCATATGGAGAGCCTCTCATTTATGGGGAGGTTCTTTTTGATGCTGTAAGGGATTTAGATTTTCCAATTGTGGAGTTAAGGCCGATTGATGAATCTGGGAAAGAGACAGAAATCACCTATGAAAACATGAATGAAAAAGTGTTATTGGCGGTGGATTATAGTGAGCAATGAGTTATTTAAACGGACAGTCATTATAAAGACCAATAATAATATCACGCTGAGAAATGATGATTATAAAATAACCTTTGATGTGCCTTTTGATGATGATATGGACATGAATACAGCAGAAGTGACAGTCTGTAATTTAACAGATAGCACGATTAATAAGCTGAGAAGAAATGACACAATCACCATTGAAGCAGGCTATCATACAGATACAGGCATTATTTGCAGTGGAAGAATTGCTAATGTGTCCACTAAGCATGATGGGATTGATAAGGTAACAACCATTGAAATAAAGGATGGGCCGGATTTAGCCAGTAAGTCATTGACTAATAAAACGTATGCAAGTGGTACAAGGGCAAGCTATATTTTGCGTGATTTGGCAAATAAGCTAGGTTTGGCTATTGCTAAATTCCAGATACCGAATGATGTCAAGTATTGGGATGGTTATGTGGTAGATGGAAGTATTACGGATGCTATGGAGAATGTGGCGATGCATTGCGGGGTTGGGTGTTATATATGCAAGAGCAAATTATATATTCGACCTATTACGAGTGGTGACGACCTAAGATTTACATTGTCCGTTGACACTGGATTATTAGGAAGTCCAGAAGCCTTTTCTGAATCAACCGAAGTGACGGAGGAAGATTTGAAATATGTCTCACGTTCAAGAATGAAGGTAGTCTATGGCAAATGGTACATCATGGAGAATGGCTATAAAGTCAATTGCCTATTGCAGCATAGGTTTCAAGTGGCTTCCATTGTCAATCTAAAGGCAAGAGGAATCAATGCAAGGTGCAGGGTGAAACGTGGCACTCATTCCTTTGACAGTGATTTTAAGACGGAATTAGAAATGGTGGAGGTGTGACATGAATGATGCAACCAAGCTAATTAATGAAATGATAGAAGAAAAGCTATACAGGGTGCATACCTCCTATGTGGCTAAAGTCATTTCTGTAAGTGGTAATAGAGCCACGATCCAGCCTTTGCATAAAACAAAGGAAAGAGGATTTACAGCCAATGAGTATAGTGTCATTCAGAACGTGCCTATTTGCCGTTTCCCGCTTAAAAATGGGAATGAAGTAACTAACTATACCCTTGATGTAAAAAGTGGCTCTATCGTGCTTGTAACGTGCTGTGAGAGAAGTATAGACACGTCAGGTAAATGTTATCTTCCGAGAACTGGTTCACACCATAATATCCAAGATTCCATTATAGTGGGGGTGATTGGATGAACTCATTTCTTTTAGATAAAAAAGGTGACTTAAAGAAAGAGAAAGGCGATTTTCAATTTATCTCTGGTAAAGATGAAGTGGTTCAACAAATTAAACAGATACTCAAAACCAATAAGGGTGAATGGTTTAGGAATGAGGATTACGGCATTTCTTATGAAAACTTACAGCAACGTCATATTAACGAAGATTTGGTGAAAGATGTTGTCAGAGATGGGATTAGCCAATGCAGTGAGGATATAACCATTGAATCAATAGAGATAGGGTATAAGGGCGAACATATGAGGATTTTATATGTGGAGTTTAAAGCCTATTTTAGTGATGGAGAGAGATATGATAACACGATTGAATTGAACTTGTAATTTATTTGCTCCGAAAAAACGACAAAATACAAGTCTATTTTATGCAATAGGTAGAAATTACTAATTTATTAATTTTTTGGGATTATTTGTGATAAAATGAACTCGAAATAATTTTCAAAGGAGTGATTTCTCATGAAATCCATTAAAAACAATTTATTCAAGCTTGTAAATGTGTTTATGGTAGTTTTCAGTATTTGCACAATGTTCATAAACCGTGTTGGAGTAAATGTACTAAATGCAGATGCCGCTACAAGCTTAGTAAACGGGGATAAATTCGAGTATAAAACTTCGGATAGTTCGTTTATGTTCAAAAAGAATGGCAAATTGATCGGTTCCTTGCCAACAGACAAAAAATTATCTATAAGAAATGATAATATGCTTTTCCAAAGTAATGCTGCTGTAGTTTCTGGTAAGGTGATAGCAGCCGCAGCCGCAGGTGGGTTGGCCGCAGCAGGTCCGGCGGCTATAGCTGCATTGCAAGAAATATTAGGTGCTGGTTTTGCTGTTTTTACAAGTACGCTTACAATTCCGGGTGCAGCTGCAGTTGAAGCGACACTGGCAGGCGCAGGTGAAGTCGCAGCCGCAGCCGCAGCCGCAGATGCCGCAATAGCCGCAGGAGGAATAGGTGCTCTTATGTCTGCTTTTGTAATGCCTGCGTTAGCGTGTGCTGGTGTTGGTGCTTTAGGAATGTAATTTTGTTGGAGGTTGTAAAATGAATTATATTTTAAGTAAATCGCATATTAAAATGCTAAAAATCATTGTAAACATCTGGGCGGTTATTATTACAGCACTCACTATAGCAGCTAGTTTTGTTTTTATTTCTCAAGGTGGTTATAATCATCCATTTCTGTTTTTTGAATATCTACTTGCAATCACTTCATACATAAATATTTATAGATTTTATAAGATGCTATACAACAATAATCACCAAATTAGTTCATTGCAATTGAAAATTTGGTCAATGCTTTTTTTTCGAGGTGTATTTTTCTCTTGTTTGTATTTATCATTTTATGCTAAGAACATTTTGGGAATTGTTGTATTTTTGGTGATTTACCTGTTAACGTTCGTCTGCAATCATTACTTAATAAAGGCAAATAATAATGGAATTAAGCAAAGTTAAACGCATATATTATTTGAGTGCCGCACAAGTCGTGTTACAGATTATGTTCTTAATTTGGGGATTTAATTTTAAATCAGATTCCAGTGAGGTATCTTCAACCATTTTAGGAATGGTATCAAAAGTACAATCTACAAACGATATACAAAATTTTGTTTGGTTATTTACTCACAATCTTACAATAATGTTTGTTGTTTTTTGGGTTAGTTATCTTTCATTCGGAATCATAGGGACTCTGTGGAGCATTAATAATGCTTTCATGATAGGAGCATTAGCTAAGGTATATTTGATTTTCGTTGATAATGTGTGGTTGGCACTCTTATTTATGTCACTGGAATTTATTGCGGCTACATTAGTAATGGTATCAAGTACAAATTCTAGAATTGAAAAATCCAAATTGAAAAAAACATTCAAAAATAGTTTAAATGGATTCGATGAAAATTACATAAGTAGGAAGAAGAAACTTGAAAGAAATATTTTGCATGTTTTTGGAATGGTAGTGATTATATTATTTGTGGCTGCCATACTTGAAACAGTCGTATTAGGCACAATTTAATAAATGATTAGAGACACCTTAAAGGGTGTCTTTTTTATGCAGAAAGGAGTGGTTACTATTTTAGATGAATACGGATTTTATCGCCCTAACTATCAAGAAATCTTAGATGATTTACAAGAAAAAACCTTAGAAAAACTCGGCTATGATGTGAATGTCTCTGAGACTGGCAATATAGGAAAGTTACTCATGATAATGGCTTATTTTTTTGATAAAACATGGGAAGACCTTGAAGGCTCTTATTATTCTAGTTTTGTTAGCACAGCTAAAGGAAGCAGTTTGGACCGCATTGCAACATTAATGGGTGTATCAAGAGAAATGCAGCAACATGCAGAAGTATCCGTCACATTTACTGGAACGGTAGGCACGGTCATTCCTACAGGCTTTGCGGTATCAACAGATGATAATTTAATATTCAACACATTATCGGATGCGACTATTACTTCCGATGGAACGGTTGCGGTTATGGCTGAATGTGAAGAAGTTGGCGAGATAGGGAATGTGGGCGCTGGTTCAATCACATTGATTGTGAATCCTATTGCCAATGTAACAAGTGTTACCAATTACAGTGCAGCTACAGGCGGTAAGGATAAAGAGAATGACGCAGAGTTTAGAGAGAGGATGCTTGAAGGATTAGGCACAACTAAGGGCAGTACCATTGATGCAATGCTAGTGGAAATTTTAGCATTAAAAGGGGTTATGAGTGCAGCCATTATTTCCAATGATACCGATGAGACGGTAAGTGGCAGACCCGCTCATAGTTTTGAAGCTTTTGTTTATGGTGGGGTTCAAGGGGAAATTGCGAATGCGATCTTTGAGAAAAAGCCTATTGGCATTCAACCAATAGGCACATTGACCACCGTTATTAATGATGTGGCAGGAAAACCGCATACTATCAAATTTAGCAGACCAACCATGAAACAAGTTCATGTCAAAGCTACGTTGACGGTATCAGAGAACTTCGGGACAACGGATGAAGTACAGACAGCTATTATTAAATACATTGGAGGCTTGGATAGTGACCAAGCCTATTATTATGGCTTAAAAATGAACGAAACCTGTATATATACCAAATTGCTTCAAGAGATTATGAATGTTGGGGAGATTGTAGACGTTGATTTGAAGGTATCAACAGACGGGAAAACATGGGTAACGACCAATATTACAGCAGATACAAATGAGGTATTAGAGGTATCTCATACAAATGTGGCGGTGACGGTATCATGATGAATGATATTTATACAGCTAAACAAATGGTTTCCATGTTACCAGATGCTTATGTGAAAGATAAAACTTCCAATAACTATAAGCTATTTGAGGTATTTGCAAGCGAATTTCAAAAGCTTTATCAAACACAATTAAAAGTTAGGCAATTTAGAAGTGTGGATGAAGCAAATGGGAAAACACTTGATTTAATTGGTGCTAATTATAACGTTTCTAGAGGCACAATGAATGATGAATTGTATAGGCCGATGGTGAAGGCTGCTATTGCTAGGATGTGGTGTGATGGCACGTTTAACAGCGTTTTAGAGCTATTGGCATTAACACTAAATACAGATGTGAAGAATGTTTCTCTTGCAGAAGATTATGAAAGGGCTGGCGGTAGTTCGGCAATGGTGACAATTGCTAGTACACCTACGGATGCGTTAAATGCTGTAGGAATGACAGTAAATGAGTATGGACAGATTGTACAGAACATCTTGCCGATTGGCATTGGCTTAACATTGACAGCCTTTGAGGGCACGTTTTCTTATGCGACTAAGAATTATGCAAGTGGTACATATACACCTGAATTAAGTGAAACAGAAGGCTTTGCAAATGATAATCAAACTATTGGTGGTACATTAAGTGGCGTTATAACAAAGGAGTGATTTTATGGCATATGAAAAGCAAGTTCCAGACTGGAAAGCAGAGGGTACAAATTTACCTACTAGCAAATTAACAAGTGGATGGCAGGAAAAAGAGAAGCCGCCTGCAAACTGGTTCAATAGCCTATTTTATAAAATTATCCAAGCTATTAAAGAGTTGCAAACAAAATCCGCTGAAAAGACCTATGTAGATACATATATTGATGCTTTAGATGATGCCAAGATTGATAAGACCGATATTGCTCAAGTGTCTGGGCAGTCTACTACATTAGTGATGTCTCAAAAAGCTGTCACAGATTCTATTGATGCTATTAGTGGTGGTGCTATCAGTGGACTTGATAACAAGATTGATAAAACTTCTATTACCAGTGCTACTGGCACAAGCACGACCCTTGTTATGTCTCAAAAAGGGGTAACCAATGGATTAGCTAATAAGATTGATAAAACCTCTATTGTGAGCAATACAGGCACAAGTACAACTAGTGTCATGTCTCAAAAAGGGGTGAGCGATCTAAACGGTGCTCAAACCACAGCCTTAACAAATGGATTGGCTTTGAAGATGGATAAGACAAGTGTTATTCAAAATACCGGCACAAGTACAACCAATGTGATGTCTCAGAAAGCTGTTACAGATAATTTGAATACCAAAGTGAATACGGCTGCTATTAAGCAAGTGATTGGCACAAGTACAACGGATATTATGTCACAGGCAGGAATTAAAACCTATGTAGAAAATACAATGCCTAAAATATCATGGGGAACAGCCGACCCTCCTTCTAATTTGCCTGATGGCTCTATTTACATTAAATATTCGTGAGGTGATTTGAATGGCTAGTGTTCAAGGTACGCATGTATTTTCTGTTGCACCTTCAATCACCGTAACTGTCAGTATGTCAAGCAAGCGTGAAGGAAAGAGTGTATATGCTAGATGGAGGGCTGAAATAAGTGCTTTAACTGGTGCTGAATACCCTTATTCTATTACTGGAACTATTGTTACAAATGAATACCGTTTAGCTGATGTAGTCACCTTCAAAGAAGCCTATCCTGGGGCATGGAAAAACCCAATTGTGAAATATTTTCCGTCAAGCACTGGATGGGCATATGTAGGAGAAGTGACAGACCCAAGCGTTAAAACATTGCCAGTAAGGGTACGATTTGTATCAAATCAACCACGGACTTTGCATTTGGAGGGTGAAGAAGAAATACCTCCTTTTGTTTTGCCTACAGCACCGACAAGCATTACTTCTAGTGCTGCTAATATTGGCAATGTCTCTACCAATTTCACATTATCATGGAGTGGGCAAACAGCAGGAACAGGCACAATTAAAGGCTATCAAATTCAATCTAAGATAGGCTCAGGCTCATGGAAAGACTTCAAAAGTGGAACTGGCACAAATAGTGTAAGCGTGAATCTATCTAGCCTTACAACGTTAGCGAGGGGAAATACCGTCTATTTCAGAGTGAGGTTGTCAGATGAGTTTGGCTATTGGTCTAGTTATTCAACGGACACAGCCAGTGTCTATTATTCTAAACTGCCTACCGCACCAACTTATGTGAGCATAGATAAAGATGTTGTGGCTAATAAGACAGATAATTTCACATTGTCATGGAGTGGAGCGAAGGCAGATGCAGGCACAATAATAAGCTATAACATCTATTATTTGAGAAATGGAGCATGGATAAGATACACAACCGTTACGGGTTATTCAACCACGATTAACTTAAATAACATAGCCATTAATCGAGGGGATACCATTTCATTTAGTGTGACAGCTTTATCTAGTTTATCCCTTGAGAGTGATTATTCGAGTATGTTAGGTAGAGTGGTATTAGCTAAATTGCCTACTTCTCCAACGTGGCTAAGTGCTTCTAATTCTGAGATAAAACGAAATGATACGTTAGACGTAACATGGGGTGGAGCAACCGCAGGAACGGGCACAATCTCTTATTACATTCTGCAATACAGAAGATATCATGATAATTCATGGAGTGATTGGACTTCTGCTGAATTTAGGACATCTGAATATTGCATGTGTGATGCAACGGCTCTTTTCCCAGACTTGCAGGGTGGAGATAAATTGGATATGAGGGTTGGCACTGTCAATTCTTATGATTTGCAAAGCTCGGATTATCGTGTTATTGCTTCTTATATTTCCATCAAAGGTGGAGGAATCAGAATAAAAGTAGATGGTGCATGGAAAGAGGGGACACCATGGATAAAAGTAAATGGCACATGGAAACAAGGGGAAACCTATGTGAATACAAATGGAAATTGGAGAGAGGGCATTTAGAAAGGGTGTGATTTTATGGGCATAAGAGATATTGATGTTTATCTGAATGAACGGTATGTGGATGATGAAGGTGAAATAGTTGAGGGTGTCACTTCTGTTAATGGCATGGTTGGGGATGTCATTATTGAAAAGAAACATATTGGCTTAGAGAATGTCAATAATACCAGTGATTTAGATAAGCCAATCTCTACGGCAATGCAAACGGCTTTAAATGCAAAGGCAAATAATACAGATTTAGTTCCTTTGCAAAATGGTATTGATGCTAATGAGTTAGCTATTCAAGGTGTGGCCGATGATTTGGCAGGCTTCAAAACACTAACAACTACTAATCTCAATAAGAAGGCTGATAAGACTGGAAATGTGGCTACAGCTACTAAATTACAGACAGCTAGAAATATAAATGGAGTGGCTTTTGATGGTACAAAGAATATCACCATTACAGCCGACCCTAATGCACATACGCATATTGTGGAAATGACACCTAGTACCATTGTGCCAGTAGCAAGTAGAACGGCTGATAAGGTGTATTACAATGTGACGGGCACAGTTTCCACTAATAATGGTACAGCTACCGTATCAAATATGAGTTTAGTTTAGGGGGTGATCGAATGAGTGAATTAACCAAAAAACGTGTGCATTGGAAAGAATATAACGGTGAGGAATTAATCCATGATGAAGATGTTGATATTTTAACTAGTGCTGATGCTGTTACCTTTGATGATGGAGAAACTATGCAATATAAGTACAGTCAAGGGCAATTTGTAAGTCCAAGTGATATGGGTGATAAAAGTAATCTTTCAACCACTAATAAAAGTACATTGGTGGATGCCATTAATGAAGTGAAAACGGCTGCTACGTCTAATGAATCTAGTATTGATAGCTTAACCAATAGGGTAACAACTTCTGAGAGTGATATTGATAGCTTAGAAACTAGAATGAGTACCGCTGAAAATGACGTTGATAACTTAGAAACTAGGATGACTACAGCTGAAAGTGATATTGACAATGTGGAATCCAGAATGAATACGGCTGAAAGTGATATTGACAATGTGGAATTCAGAATGAATACCGCTGAAAATGATATTGACAGCTTAGAAACTAGAGTTACACCTATTTCTTTAGGAGGTACTGGTGCAACTACAGAGAGTGAGGCATTGGCTAATTTAGGTGGAGCAAGTACTGAAACTTATACAGCTACTATAGGAACGGAATGGAGCGAAAATGCACCTTATATGCAAACGGTAACTATAACAGGAATAACTGGTACTGATACCCCGATTGTAGATGTAATTTTAAGCACAACGACAAGCACAGCTTTAAATCAACTGGAAGCATGGGGATGTGTTTCTAAAATAGAAACGGAAACGGATAGTATTACTGTTACTTGCTTAGAGGATAAGCCAACGACGGCTATTCCAATTCAATTAAAGGTGGTGAGATAATGGGAAATGCTCTTATATCAAGACGTGGTGGTGGATATAGCACAGTTAAGTTTGAGAATTATGGGAATAACCTTACTCTAAGCAAAAGCTACGCGCCAGATCTTAGTTATGCTAGGTCGCGAATGGGTGCAACAACTGTTGGCGATTATGCGTTGTTTGCAGGCGGCAACATTACTAACAGTAGTACTTTTTATTCAACTGTAGACACATATACTAGCAGTTTAACAAAAAGCACAGCGACATCTTTGAGCCGAGCAAGGAGCGAATTAGCCGCAACAACAGTTGCAGGATGGGCGTTATTCGGTGGTGGTTATACCTCAGGTCCAACATATCATAGCACAGTTGATGTGTATAACAATGTTTTAACGAGAACAACGGCGTCAGCTTTGAGCCAAGCAAGGTCTGAATTAGCCGCAACAACGGTCGGGGATTATGCTCTGTTCGGCGGTGGTATAAATTACAGCAATGTAGATGCGTATAATAGTAGCTTAACGAGAAGTACACCAACTAGTTTGAGTATGTCTGGGGATGGCATTGGCGCAACGACAGTTGGAAATTATGCAATATTCGCTAAAAGCTCTGCTACGAACGCATACAATGGCAGTTTAGTAAAAATCACTCCTGCTAGTTTGAGCCAAGCAAGGTCTAATTTAGCCGCAACAACTGTTGGCGATTATGCGTTGTTTGCTGGTGGTTATGATTTTAGTGTTACTTTTTATTCAACGGTAGATGTCTATACAAATAATTTAGTCTTGAACACCGCCACTTCTTTAAGTGTTGCAAAAGAATATATAGCCGCAACAACGGTTGCAGGGTGGGCGTTATTCGGTGGTGGTTATAGCTCAGGTCCAACATATCATAGCACAGTTGAGGTGTATAACAATGTTTTAACGAGAACAACGGCGTCATCTTTGCCCTATTCAATGTTTGATGTTAACGCAACAACAGTCGGGGATTACGCGCTTTTTGGGGGCGGTGTACCAAAAAATTCATCAGAGGATAGCAGTTATGTTACTGCGTATAAAAGACCAAGTACCACACTTTATGTTTATAAAGATTCAAAATATAAATTTCAAAATATGGATTCTGAACAGACATATAGTTCAACTATGGGAACTATATCCATTCCATGTCCAGCAACTGGCTATATCAAATTCAAAAATACAACCATTTCTTAGGAGGTTTTAATCATGGTTAAAATTGAAAAATACACAGGAACAAAAACGTATATGTACCCAAATGGAGCTTTAGCCACTCCAGAAACACTAAAAGCAGATTTCCCTGCAGTTGAAACATTTACTCATATCATTGAAACAGATGAGGCAGGGCAAGTTTGCTTTGCTGTTCAGAATTTAGCCGCTGTTCGTTCACAATTAGGCATTGATTCTTCATTAAGTGAAGATGAAGCCATTATAGCAATTGAAGAATTAAGAAATGCACCTATTCCAGAGCCCGATCCAACTGCCGAAGAAAGAATTGCGGCAGCACTTGAATATCAAAATCTAGCAAATATGTAATGGAGGTAATGAAAATGA